TAGAGTCGCCTTCTCCGCTGCTTTCAACAATAATGTTAGCAGCATCAAAGGTTAAGTTCTCTTTTAAGTATGCCATACCTAATCAGTGTCCTTATACTGTGCTTTTAGCGTTGGTGCCAGCTTCTTCACCTTTGGTCTTAGCCTTAGGAGCAGCTGATGGCTTTTGAGTTGATTGGGCTGGAGTATTACCAACCTTACCAATTAAATCCTTAGCTGTTGGAGCAGCACGGCCGCTTTCGTCACCAGAACTCATTGCTGGTTTTGCTTCAGCACCTTTGGCGCCTGCATTAGCAGCAACAGTTGATTTTTTGTTCACAGCACCTTCTTCGCTCTTAACTGGAGCAGGAGCAGCTTTTAAAGCAACGCCTTCTTCTAGTGCTTCAGCATCTTCGTCTTCATCTTCAGAAACTTCTTCTTCAGATTCAAACATGCCTTCCATTTCCATGTCGCCTTCTTCAGCGCCGAACATGTCAGCATGTTCTGGCTCTTCAGCTTCATCAGCCATTAGAGCTTCAAACTCTGCCATTAATTCTTCCATTTGATCTTCTAGATCAACAACACGGTCTTCTAAATCTTCTTCTTCGCCTTCTTCGTCGTCAGCGTCTAATTCTAGTTCGCCTTCTTCGTCGCCCATTTCAACGTCCATTTCCATGTCGTCTTCGGCTTCAGAAACGCCTTCTTCGTCAGCTTCGATATCGTCGATTAGATCATCAACTTCATCTTCTGCCATGTCTTCTTCAGACATTAGGTTTTCGTAAATTTCACGAGACTTCTCAACCACGATTTCGTGGAATAGGTCTTGTGCTTTTGAATCTTCGTCATTAATGACGTATTCAATTAGCTTCTCGAATTTGTTCATGTTTTGTTCTCCAATAAAGTATGGCTTTATGTGTATTGTATTTACAATAACTTACAAAAATGTGCGTATATTACACTGAAAATAACAAAAAAGGGCGAAAAAGTCAGAAATTGCTACTAGATATAGTCAATTCTGCTTACATTGGTGGCTGCATTGCTTCTGCAGATACAGCGTATTGTTTTTGAATCTTTTTTAATTTTTCTCGATATTCTACGTTACGCAAATCAAGCATACGGCGTAGTTTATTAATCTGCTTTAATGTTAAACGAGTTTTACGTGTAGCATCGTCGTCAAGTTGAGTGTTGTCATCTTGAACGTCTTGGTATCCTGGGACAGCTTGATCAAACATTTCGTTAAGTTGCATAGTTTTATTTATACCCCGGGCGGCGGTGTTCCACCTGTTGGCCCTGTGCTAGGCATTGGCGGGACTTCCCCAGCACCAACTTCGACACCTTCACCGCCTTCTGGTGGTGCTTCCATCCCTTCTAAATTGCCCAAATCTGTCTCAAATCCACCAGGCATAATGCCTACAGAACGTAAATCAGAACCTTCCGGGCTCATATCTTCTTGTGATCCTTGCTCTTCGTTCCATAATTCTTCGTTGCGAACAATTTCTTCTTCAGTTAAACCTAAGAAACGTTCTAACAAGAAACGCTTGCTCATGTATGGTAGTTGTTCTAAACCTTGGAATGTTCCTACACGTGCTGAATCCATTTCTGCTTGGCGGAATGTAGCAAAGTTTTGTGGAGAGTTGAACTTTAAGTCAAATAAGCCTGAGTCAATATTAAATCCTCTCCAGCGTAAAAACATCTTAAACTCGTCATCTAACGTAGCGACTAGTGTATTTTGCAAACGTTGGCAGTATTGATTAAAACGATATTCCTGAATTAGTGCTGTGCCTACCCGTCCGTCTGATAATGGTGTTGCTGAATCATCTGGACCAGTTGGCAAATAACTGCTTGGTACACGTAATCCACGTGCCATTTTGTTATTAAAATACTTTAAGTCATCAATTTGGCCTAAATTTTCACCGCCAGGTAATGTTTCAACTTTAGATCCACGTCCTTCTGCCGTTTGTGGGAAGAAGTAATCTTCGTTAATGCTTAGTGGATTATAAGAAGCATCCATTGCACTAGCGCCGCCGTTTTTAGTAGGAATGCGACGTTGATGGATTTCGTTTTTAACACGTTCAACAAAACTCATAGCCATGTGACTTGGCATGTTACCAACGTCAATATAGAAAACACGACGTTCTGGCGCACGTTGAACGCGGTAAATTAGAATTGCGTCTTCTAACAATTCTTTTTGTTTGAATACTTTGAAAATGTTTTCTAAAATACTTTGTCCAAATGGCCAAAAGTAATCTAAACCTTCTGTTAAACTTAAATGAACCACATGTTTAGCATCAATTGCAGACTCGTTCATTGCAGTTTCAAACCGTCCTTGAATACCTGCACCTGTGCTGCCTGGTGCATTATAATTGTATTGCTGCCCATTAGCACTAGTTGGAATAGTATGTTGGAAATCGTTTGTGGATTTTTGTGCTACTGTTAAATTTTCAAAATTAGGATTAATATCGCGCACAACGTATTGTTCTGGCTTTTTACCTTCGCTTTCATTTACAATAACACGTGCCACTTTACTTGGCTCAACCCAGAATAGTTCAAATGTTTCTGGGTCGCGAATGAATACTTGATCGCCGTATTTTAATGTATTACGAAAAAGTTTAAAAATTCTTTGATCAAACTGATTTAATTTAGACCATTGTTTTAATTGCTGTCTAATAATGTTTACTTCATTTTCGGTTGGTTTTTCGTTAAAGTTAATTTCAAACGCTGTACCATTTTGTTCATTTTCTTGTGTGCAGAATTCAGCAATAATATCCAAACAAGCATTAATTTCCGAGTCCATATCCATTGCTTCGTATTGATTATAACGCTCAACACGATTTGGATGTCCTGTATATACTTCTGGCAATACACTTTCATAATTTCGAAACGAAAAGTTTGGCGAATTATTTGACGCCATGTTGCCATTGCCCATTGGGCTAAATCTGCCAGAAGTATCGGCTGCTCGGAAATGTTTTTTGTAAGACATATCGCTATTTAGCTATAGTTCGCACGGAACATTTTTTCAGATACAGCAGTGTGTCTCTGTATGGCGTCAATTACTGCATCAAGTTTTGCAATTTGGCGTTCCATCAAATCTATCTGAGGTTTCATATCACGAGTATCTTTAATTTCTACTGGTATTTTATTACCTTCAAGTGGAACAACAGCCTCAGTGCCGTGTAATGTGGCACGATAACCTGATTTTGGTCCTGTCGCAACACCACCATAAGCCAAACTTTGTTGTGTTTCTAGAGTCGCTGGTGCAGCGGGACCAAGTTTTGTTGTAGGAGCAGTTAACTCAGGAATAGGTGCTTTAATTTCTGGTTCTGTCGGTGTCTTAACTTCTGGTTCTGTCGGTGTCTTAACTTCTGGTTTTTTAGGTTCAAACAAATACATACCTTCAGGAACCTGGCGTTCTCCAGACTTAATAGATTCATAAAGAGGAGTACCGGGCATAATTGGCTCTAGACTACCCGGTGTTGGGCGTGCTGCTTTACCACCTACTGTTGGCTGAGTGCGTTGATAATATTCATTCATACCAGCAGTTAATTGGGTAATACTCTTGTTTAACTCATCTAACCGTGTGTTTAACTCAGCAATACGTTCTGGATCTGTTTCAGTTTCAAGTTGTTTTCTAATGGATTCAAGCTCTTGACCCATTTTAGCACGCTGTTCAACTGCAACTGCATTCTGTCCAGGTGTTTGGACGTTTGCTGGAACATTAGAAATATTATCATAAACCCATTGTGTTACATCGTTAATTGCGGCTGCAAATGTTTTTACGCCAGCAGTAACCGTTTGAAATTCAGTTGCTAATAACGAGATGTTTGATGCTGCTTGTTCTAAATCAGCTCTAGCGCCGGCTAAATTTTGTGTTGCTTCATCTGGAAATTGTGTACCTTGATCAATAGCATTATATGCGCCATCAATTGCTTCACCAATTTTACCAGCATCACGTGTTGCTAAATTTAGTTGCTCGTTATACATGCGGGTAGCAATTGTGTTATTACCAGTTGCTTGCGCTAATCCACGATATTGTTGTTCGGCAATGATTGCGCTATCTTGCAAGTTTTGTGTGAATTGATTCATTTTCATAGAACCAGCAGCAAGTGCGCTAACATTTTCAGCAAAACCCGGAATAGTTGCAGCAGCGGCTTGTGCTTCTGGTGTTGTATAGAAACCTGTAGCTGCCGCCATAATCGCAGACGCCATTTGTTTATTGCCCATTGCTGTTTGTGCTAATACTGCTGCTTGCAATTCTTTTGCTGCTGCTTCTTGACCGTTTAATTGCATATCTCTAATCTTAGCAGCAAATCGTTCGTTAAGCATCATCTGATCCATTTCAGTTTGCAATTGCTTACGACTCATGCCAGTTAACTTAGCAATAGCGTCAAGCTCTTTGCCGTATGCCAGTGTTCCTGCTGCTAATTGTTCGTTAGATAATGTTTGCTGAGCGCCAAACCGACGTTGTAGATCTGCATATTGGATCATGGTATCAGCAATTTCATCAGAACTATATCCTAACACACGCAACTGCATATCTAATCGATTGCCTGCTTCGTCAGCTTTTTTCATGGCACCGGCAGTTGATGTGAACTGCTTAGATGCATCGAGAACGGTTCCGCTTAATCCTGCCAATCTTTGAGAATTTCTAGTAACAATTGCGCTCATTGCTTCAATTGGCATTCCTAGCTCGCTAAATTGTCGTCTAATATCTTCAATACCTCCTGCACCTGCTGCGCCAGCTTGACTTAGCTGTTCAAATGCACCATATGCAGTTTGGTATTGATCAAGCATGTAGTTTGTTGCTTGGCCTGCGGCTTGTGTTAATCCTTTTAATGCTCCACCAACTAATGGAATTGTTCCAAGTAATTCACCAACTACATTCGAAAGAGATGTAATTGTGCTGTTTAGTACATTGAAGCTGGTGTTACCTTTGCCAACAGCACCAGCCATTGATCCTATGTTTACTAATGTCTGTTTTGCTGATTTGTATGCGTTAGTAAACCCTAGCAGTGCATCAATTGCTATTCCATTAGCACGTGCAAATGCTTTAAGTTTTTCTTCAGAAATATTTGCACCAGAAGAAACTGCTCGTACAAATTCTCTAATAGAATACGCACCTTCCTGGGCACTTTCGCTTAAATCATCGATATTTTCATCAGCCATATATTTTCAACCATAAGTAATTTACACATATTTATTCACAGGAAAATATATGGCTGACAACCCTTTGACCGGATATTTTAGACGTCCAGCAATTTACATCAAACTACCTAGTGACGGCAAATATTGGCCACCGGGTACAATTGATCTGCCTGACAACAAAGAACTTCCTGTGTTTCCTATGACAGCCATTGATGAAATTACCTATCGTACACCAGATGCATTGTTTAACGGTCAGGCATTGGTTGATGTCGTTCAGAGCTGCATTCCTGCAATTAAAAATGCTTGGGCAATGCCCAACATCGACATTGATACTATTTTAATCGCTATCAGAATTGCCAGTTACGGGCATTCAATGGATATTGACACCACATGTCCTAAATGTAGCGAAGAATCTACCTATGCGCTTGACCTACGTACAGTACTTGATGGATTTAAAACGCCGAAGTTTGATCAACCCAGATTAGTTGGTGATTTAGAAATTCACTTCAAACCATTAAGTTATAAACAACTTACCGGAAACAGCATTGTGCAGTTTGAAGAACAAAAATTAATGAGTCTGATTCAGGATTCAGAAATGACTGAAGAAGAAAAATTAACACATGTCGCCGAAGCATTCAAAAAAGTAAGTCAGTTAACACTAAAAGCAGTACGGCAGGGTATTCATTATATTCATACACCCGATGCGGATGTTAGTGAACCACAATATATTGATGAGTTTTTGCGAAACTGTGACAAAGGTATATTTGATACTATTCGAGATCATATCATGAACTTGAGAAAGGAAGCTGAACTCAAACCATTAGATATCAAGTGTCGTAGTTGCGGTCATGAATACAAACAACCATTTACACTGGATATGACAAATTTTTTCGGATAAGGCTTCTGACCTTGAATTCTGAGGAAATTTCCAATTATGTTGATAGATTAGAAGCCGAGACAAACCAAATTAAAGACGAAGCATTACGATTTTCATGGTATATGCGGGGTGGGTTAAGTTATGAAAGTGCTTTAATGTTAAGTTTTAAAGAGCGAGAATTATTATCAAAACTTGTCAAAGACAACATGGAAACAACTAAGAAAACAGGATTACCGTATTTTTAATGGATTTAAAAGCAGCACGAGAATCAGTTGAAAACTGGTTAGAAAATTTTATTGAGGTTCCACATCCTGCGCTAGGTGGGTTTCCTCCGTGTCCGTATGCACGTCAAGCCCGCTTAAAAAATCAAGTTGATTATCGTTTAGGCGGTGATCCATATCTAGACTTATTAATGTTAAGCAAAAAAGGTATGGAAACGTGGGAAGTTGTTGTTTACATCTACGACCCAAATCTATGGAGTGCTGATGAATTTAACGAACATATTGACGAAGCAAATGCTGGACCCATGAAATCAGCAGGATTAGTGAGTCTGAGTGATCATCCAGATCATACAGAAACACAAAACGGTGTTTGTTTTAATCATGGCACATATGCACTTAGCATCGCGGCACTCACTAAAAATTTAGATGATGCAAGTGCAAATCTATACAAAAAGGGCTATTATTCAGGCTGGGATCCAGAATATCTGGACGATTTATTTTTGCACAGACAGGATCCCAGAACATGATATATGCCAGAATACAATTATCTGATACCAATTACTCTGTCTTGGATAATTTTCAGGTAATATCAAATCCTGATCCAGACGAATTGGAAAAAATTTACAATTCTTATTGTGTACACAAAAAATTTAATTCAGTGATGCCCATATTTCCACAAGAATACTTTAAAAATGAGGTACTGGGTTATTATGATCAAGACAAACTTGTGGCATTTAGCTTGATGCAAGTTTTTGATAACAAAAATGTAGAGGCGATTCAGTTTGCTTGGGACTACCAGAATCCCAAATTAAGGCTAGGACTTTCTAGTCTAAAAAGTGAATGTGCTTATTACAAAATGCGAGGGTTTGACTATTTGTATCTGGGCGAAGCTTCGGAATACAAGCGTCAAATAGATGGATTTGAAATACTAGGACCAAGAACATAATGGACATTTATCATATCTGGGCTGAAAAGTCCACAGACATACCCGACATTGATTGGGTAAACAACATGAAGGGATTTCTGGATCACTTAAAAAACGAAGGCAAATGCGAAGGTTATCGTATTACACGTTGTAAGATGGGTTTTGCTTCAATTCCTAATTTGCCAGAGTGGCACATCATGATGGAGTTTAAAGACATGGCACAACTTGAAGATGCATTCAAACGTGTGGCTCCACTTGAGGGAGAACTCGAAGCAAAACATCAGAGTTTCAATCAATTTGTTGAAGATATCAAACACGCATATTATCGTGACTGGCCAGACACATTTGAATAAATAAATGTGTTACGCAACGTAACATGCCTAAATCAAAGCCCCTAGTAGTGCCAAAATGCTAGGGGCTTTTTCATGAGCATTATTACCAAAAATTCTGAATGATTCTGATATCTCAACTCAGAGTATGAGCATATCATCATTAATTATATATTCGAAGATATGCTACGCATATCTAAGATTTCGCTAACGCTCAATCTTATGGTTTTAAAATCTAATTATTGTTGTATAATTGTAAATCTAATGTTAATTGCAGGTATGATCGGATAATATCTTCGTCAGATAGACTGGTCAGACTTTACCCATCCGGGGGTAAAGTTCAAACTAATTCATCTTTCGTCGAGTGAGCTAGCCAGCAATTATAAGAGATTAAGATGTTTAATATACATTCCACGGAGGCGGTCAGCCTGTACCCCCTACTCTAGACTTGTTTCTGACGGGAGCTCGCATATAACTAATTGCCCGCTATATGCAAACTTGCTGTTGATTTTTTGACAGAGCAGCATCATTTAGCCTTTTTAATTCGCCATACATTCAATCAAATACGTTAGTGAACTACAAAAAGACGTTCAAAGTTCACAGGCATGTCGTATCAGCGTCCTGTTAAGGATAGTGATTGAAGTCCGTGTCGCTGCTCACGATTTGGGTGTCCTCCACACAACAGAGAGTATTACCGCTTGTACTAATCGCCCCAAGCTAGGCTATCAACGATTTAACCGTGCGCTAATTCTTATGCACACAACTCTTTAAGATGGTCTTGATTATGCCTTATGCCTAAAAATGTACCTAAATCTGTTATGATCCAGTTCTTGCCTAAATTTTTCCCTGAATATAATGTGTAACTTGGTGTTAAAAAATTATCTTGATATGCCTGTTCAAATGCCAAATATGTGCCTTTACGGTTAAATTTCATGAACAAAAAGTTCACATCTCCATCATCCGCAGCATCCAGGCACTGAGTTATCCAACCGTCAAGAACTTTGCAGTCGCCTGTGTATAGTTGATGCCACGGAAATTCTTTATAACTCTTACACTCAGCATTAAAACGAGGAAAACTTAATGGAGGAACAATATCTCCTTTAAGAACTCGTATGGTTCCTTCGTGTAAAAATTCTTTGCGAGCAGCGTTTAACCCGCCCACATACGCACCAGATCCTGGAACACGAATAAAGGTTTCGTTGTAGATTTCAGAAAGTTGTCTAGCAACATCTCTTTCCCAATTACTACCTTTTGCTTTCTGCGGACTTGGCACGTGCTTACTTATTCCTTGTAATATAATTGCAATAAATTACTGTTCAAAATTATAATTTACCCAAGCAGTAATTTCTTCAATGCAGGTGTTAGGTTGTGTATCCATAATAAATTCAATTGCACGTATCACATCACGTGGATCTAACCCATTGCCTGTCCAACTTGCTCTTTCTCTGATATGTGGCAGATCCACACGATCGATAGTAAGCAAACTGGTTTTAAACTGAATTTTGTTTTGTTTGAATGCTCTGGTGCATTGTTTGCTTGCATGTGATAGTGCCGCCTTGGGAATACGATAACGTTCGAATGTGGGTTCTGGTGCGGCAATGTCTTTTTCACCAATGCTTCCGATGTTAATAATGTATCCCGTTTTGTTTGCACGCACCCAGGCATCATAGACAGCAACTAACACGTTAACTTGCGCAAAATTAGCCCATGGTTCACCAGCTGGTCCATCAAATGCATTATTAATAAACACATCATAATTCAAACTATGTTCGGCAATACGCTTGACATCGTCAGCATTTGTGATATCAATTTTTAAACCGTTATCGTTAGCAGATCGTGATGCATTTACACCTCTGAAGTGATTTGCTAATTCTAGTCCTAAGCCATGATTAGCACCGGTAATTAAAAATTTATTAGTTTTCATTTTAGTTTGATCCCATACTTTGGTCAATTTACTGCCACAAGTCATTGCACACTCAAAAATTCTGCCGTTATTTAAATCTTTGTTCCATGAGTCTTGTATTTCTTTCCAAAAATCATTTTCAAAAATTTCACTTAACGAACAATCATTGATGTTAAGTGTTTTTGATGCATTGTGTTTTTCAAATAAATTTTGAATTTGATTTTTGCCATCAGGTAAGAAACTTAAATTATTGCTGCCTGGCATAACAGAACGATTATAAAATCGAGCATCTTCCAGATTATGATTAAAGAAATTGCAAGGCATGACCCAGCCGTGAGAATTAATTAATACCTTTGATGTGCCCAAATTTTTGTTTGAACAGTCACAATTGATTTTGGTTTGATTAAAATAATTTTCAAAGGATCCATATGATTTTTCCAGATTATCCAGATATAGCATACTCTGGTTACGGTATTCTATGGCGACAGGAATTTCCAATGAATAGTTGATATCACCATCTTTATTGAATACTGGCCATTCATTAAATTCTTGACAGGTTTCATGATTAAAAAATCGTCCTGTACTGCGGGGATTAAAATTTTTAAATCCAAGCAGAGCTGATAACTGGCGAGCATCGTCAACCTGATGTTCGTTATGTTTGAATACAATATAATTCCACTCAGCCGTCGCACCAGTGCGCATGTACGCCATTGCATTGCGCATTATTTTATCAAAATCAGTGTTTAATCGGTACAATGGATTTGTGTCAGCTAGACCATCAACATTAAAATCAACTTGGCCCTGTGTACCAATAATTTCTCCAAGTTCTTTCCAATATTTTTCGTCGTGTGCACCGCCATTTGTGTGTACATAAAGCCATAACTTTGGATTTTTGTCTCTGAAATCAGAAAGAATTTTCAGAAAGTCTGGATGCATTATGGGATCACCATAACTTCCGCAAAAGAATATTTGTCTAAGATTTAAACAAATTTCTTTTGTGAATGTACGATCAATGATTGTACGAGGCAAATGTTCCTGACGAAGATATGGATTTTTAATTCCACCGTTTATATTTCTGGGACATTGCGGACAGTCAGAATTACAATAACTCGTTATTTCAATTTGAAATTCATCGATTTTAGATAACTCAAACATCATCAATATCGTATGTAGTAAATCCGTTTTCTTTTATAACAGTTAGCGTATTATGCACACGACCAATAAGTTCGTCCTTGTGTGATACTAGCCACACACTTTTTTGGCGCTCTCTGCTCATGTGTTTAAGAATACTCAGGCTGTTCTCTACACCTTGTGTGTCCATCCCAGAATCAATGAGTTCGTCAATGAACACAAGATTGATTGGATGATACAAAGATTCCCAAACATCGCGGAATGCCCATGATAAACTTAAAATAAGTCTGTTACGTTCACCACGAGATAGGTTATCGAAATCTAAATCACGGCCCAAGTCTGTGATTTCCACGCTAAGATCATTTAAGAACTGTACAGTATGGCGCAAACCAATCTTGTCTAAATAATAAGTTAATCGTGAATTCAGATACGCTAAGTTTTGGTCAATGATCTTTTTACGAATGAATGAATCTTTGTTCGTGAGTAATTTAAGCAAGAAGTCCTGATGTTCTTGCAGATGCGCTAGTTCATTCATACGATCGTACGATATCTCTTGCAAGGCCTGTTCTTCCATTTCTGTAATTTGTTCAGCATATGGGTCTTGGTCGTTTTTTCTTGATTCTAACTGCGCTCTTGCCGTTTCTAATGTATTCTTGTGTTCAAATGCTTCTTGAACCGTGCTATAAAAAGTACTGGGTTTCTCTTCAAGCGGACCAAGTGATTTCAATGCAGCAATATGTTCTTCGTACTGACCTTCGTTAGCAATAATCTCAAGAGCTGTTTCCTGAAGATCAATCTCTTTTTTGTGTAAAATTTCTTCGTGATCGGCATCATGTAAATCTTGTCCACATGCATGACACTTGTGGTCACGCAATGCATTGATTTCTTTTTCTAATTTTTGAATTTTGGATGTTTTCTGATCGTTATCGATTTTAATAGCATCAATATAACTGTTAAGTGTGTTAATGTTTGATTTCTTTTCGGTCCATACTTCAATATCACTAAACGTTCTGACTTCCTGATCGATATTGATATGTTCAAGCGCAGCAATCGCTGATTCAAATTCTGCAATGTCATCATTCTTTTTGCTGATCCATAATGATTGCCTGCGTTTAACTGAGTTAATCTGGTCTTGTATGCGCTGATTAGCTTCTTGTATAGCAGCAATCCGTAATTCTTCTCCTTTGATATCATTCTTGGTTTGTTTTACTTGCTCTTTTAATTGTTCTGCTTTTTCAGTAAGCAGCGTAATACCAAGCAGTTGTTCAATAATAGCACGTTGGTCATTAGCCCGCATACTGAGGAAAGGTTCGGTATATGTGTTCAAAGCCATGATGTGTTTAAACATGTCGTGGCTTATACCTAGCAATTCCTCAATAGCTTTTTGCGTTTCTCTTGAATCGCCTTGGGCGTTATCTGTTGCTTCTTGTTCTTCGTTTTCGATATAGAATTTTAATACGTTAGGTTTGCGGCCACGTTCAATACGATATTCTTTTCCGCGGTGTTCAAATTCTACAGAACAAAGCATACCTTTGGAATTTGTCTTGTTAATTAGGTTATCGCGTTTAATGTTAGTTAATGCTACACCATAAAATGCATACGAAAGTGCATTAATAATTGTAGTTTTACCTGTACCATTACGAGCACCGTCGCCACCCAAATCCATGTTATTACCTAACACAAGTGTTAAGTCATTGCGGTCAAAATGAACAGCCTGCGTAGCGTTGCCTACACTCATAAAGTTTTTAACCGTTAAGGTCTTTATTTTAATCATAAGTTTTGGTAAATTTGTAGCAATAACTGTTTATTATAAAACTCTGAATCAATATTTGTCAATTGATCAGTGATAATTTGGTCAACTGAATGGAATACAACAGTTTCCTGTTGATCAACGTTGTGTTCGTGGTTGCTTGACTTTGGCAACAAACTGATTTCTCTAATGCCATACCCGTGAACAAATGTTTCTTTAATAAAGTTTGCCTCTTCGTAACTAACATTAATATCTAGATTAACACGAACATGCATATTTGGTTTTAATATCTGGTCAGCATGATCAATCAGTGCCGATAGATCAATAACACGATATGTGGGTTGCTGATCCCAAGCATGATATTCTGGTTTACCACCCCATTCCATGATGGTTGCACCCCGCATATCATCACCACTATCTGAAAAATTATGCGGAAAGGCATTGCCGATATAGGTAATATTTCCGTGTTCTTGCCTTAGATGAAAGTGCCCACTAAACACACGCTCGACGCCTTTAAAATCATTTGCGTTAACTTCTCCTGTGTCGGGCATTTCTACCATGGCATTCATTTTAAAGTGTGGCAGTTCAAAGTGTCCGAATACGTATTTAGATTCAATCTTTTGAATACGTTTATGATCATCACCAACAAGCCATGGAACAATAGTAACGTCACCATCTGTAAACCAATCATTAATAACATGAATGTTAGGTAAGTGGCGTGCCCATTCTGCACCGTGTATATCTCGTTTGTCGCGATAATACAAATCATGATTACCGGGTAAGAAGTAGAATTGTTCAAACGCAGCACTCAATTTTTCTAAACTTCGTAAACTAAAGTTTAGTGTTTGTAAGTTAATTGATGCACGATGGTGGTGCCAATCACCTAAAAACATTCCAGTTTCGCAATTTTTACTTTTGGCTAAGTCGATGAACCAATCTACAAAACTTTCGCAGTCTTGTAAATGTGTAACACTATTATTTTTTAAACCAAAATGGATATCAGTAAAAATCGCCGCTCGTTTGAATAAACTCATTATTGATCTTCTAAATACTTTCCGTCGACATTTTCATTTGCGAACTGACGTGTCCAGCTTGGATCAAGCCCATGCTGTTCAAGGATGTCATCGCGAATGTTCTGCATCTTTTTTTCAATGTTTAGTACACGAGTAAACGAGTTAGTAACTGCTGCTGTGTAATAAGCAAATGGATTCTGTGATTTGGCTTCGTTAAATTGTAAGCCAATCTGACATAACTGCAACAATGCCTGTGAACGCATTTCGTCGTTGTAAGTATAACCACGCCAGTTGCTTCGTGTAGCATAACGTTCACATAACTTCATATACATCATAGCAAGTTTATCAGTAACACGTCCATGACTTTTGCTAAAGTGCCCATCCTCGATGGTGCCTTTCCAGTGACTACGACCCACTTCATATGGATTGCCGTCAGCGTCAATTCTATAATGCTTGAATGATGGAAAGTTGACACGAACAGGAACCATTTCCACATCCGGATCATTTTCGTCACAAGTGTCGCAATCTAAATCTTCATCTAAATCTAAATCGTCAAGCAAATCTGCTGCTTTCTTCTTTTTAGGTTTAGTGCTTGCTTTTGTGCGCTTCTTAGGACCTAGCGGAATATGTTCATCGGTCATTACACGAATAACAATGTCTTCATTAGTAATAGACTTTGGATCAACAGTTTCTCCTGTAAGTTTAGACAAACGTGTAGCACGATTATCACGTGCTTCTTTTAGGGTGCGAACGTTGATCTTTTCAAGTCCGGTTTTGCCGTTCTCGTCTGGTTCTAAAATTAAATCAAAATCACTATCTATAATCTTGTCTCTATAAGAGCAAAATGTGTTCTTACTTTTGTGAATTTCTGCTAAAATATCTTTATTGTTTAGATAATTTACTCTCTTTTGTCCTGGTTGTGCCATTAAGGGCTCCTATATCAATACACGTATTATATACTATTTTTATGTATGATGTCAATATTTTCAGCACATTATATACGCAGTTTATGTGTGCCATAAATAATGACACAAGGAAACGTAAGAATGGCAAACGCACCGGTACCACAACATCTAGCAGGCGAATATGCAGCAGCAATTGAAAACAGAATACGTTTAGGTAATCAGTTAGATGCTCTTGCAGATCAGTTGTCTGCCAAAGGACTATCTGGTTCAGCGTTGTTTAACCATCCGGATTATAATGCTTTGGAAGAAGCAATTGGAGAGGCCGAAAGTTACGAAGCTAGTTTATATTCAAGCATACTTCAATATAATAACGGCCCGGATATAGAAAGACAAGTTTCTAGTCAGTTCGGTGCTGCTGGTAGTAATTTCCAAGCGGGTGCTGTTCCAGCACAAGTCCCTTCGTATGTTGAACCAGCAGCGTCTGCAACAACTGCACAACAAAACTTATCAACGCCACCTGCAGAACTTCCAGATTCTGCATTTGATGTGTTTGATGTTCCAGGAACGTACAACTACTATACACAACCTGAAGAAACAGATCAATTTATACAGCAAAGATATGAAGACGATTTGGCTGAATTTACTGCTGATGACTATGCAGCTAACCAACAAGCACGTATTGATGAATTGTTGGCACAACGACAAGGTACTACACTATACGACGACGAGTTTAGTCCTGCGAATGACCCAAATTTGTGGTATGACGATAGTTTAGGTGAATATGTGCCTCGCGATGATCGCCCTGAAGATTGGCAAGCACGTAATCAAAATGAATTTGTTTATAATGATGACTTAGGCGAATGGGTAGCACGGGAAGATATGCCCGATAACTGGCAATATGGTGCAGACCCGCAAGGTGGACCAGAATATGATGAATTTGGATGTAGAGTTGGGTTAGAGGTTTATGATGATACTGATGGTATTTGTGTACCAATTGGTCAAACATCAAATTACTTAGGCAGTCCATTGCCGGTTGACGAACGTGACGAGAATGGCTGTTTGATTGGATCAGAATATTATGATGATGAAACAATGGAATGTGTGCCTATTGGTACCACTCCAGAACTCTATGATCCGGTAACCGTTGCAGCAGAGCAAGCATACGCAAAACAACGTAGTATCAAAGACGCACGTAAGACAATTAATCGTGGTGATTGGCGTTTCCGTGTAAGACTGAGTCCTTTTGCTGACTATCTGTATAATAGCGCCAGTCCTGGGATACTTTCTCCATTGCGTGATACTGACGGTGTTATATTTCCGTACATGCCCCAAATCACTGTATCAAGCGAAGCAAGATATGCAAGTTATGATTTAACACACAGCAATTATCGTGGATATTTTTATTCAGGAAGTCATGTTTCAAATATCGTTGTAAATGCAGAATTTACCGCACAAGACACAGCAGAAGCGAATTATTTGTTAGCTACTATGCATTTTTTCAAATCAGCAACTAAAATGTTTTACGGGCAAGACAAAGAGCGTGGCACACCGCCTCCGTTGTTATACATGACTGGGCTTGGTGAGTATCAATTTAATGAACATCCGTGTGCTTTGACTGTTTTCCAGTATACGTTGCCAGACAACGTAGACTACATTAAAACAACCAACTCAACAACAACTGGTAATCAGTTTATGAGCAAGAACACTTCAGGTGGATATTCAGGGAACAGCAGTGTGTTGAGTCGATTAGTGAATGCTGGATTAGACTATCTGTTCGGAAGTCCGCAAACATTGAGTCCTATTAACCCTTCAATTAGCGGAATGACTAAAAATACCGGTGGTGATACCTATGTGCCAACAAGAATTAATTTTAGTCTAACATTCTTGCCAATCAATACACGCACACAAATCAGTAAAGAATTCAGTCTGCGTGAATTTTCTAACGGTAACTTAATTAAGAAAGGTATTTGGTAATGGCATCATATACAGCAACAAGTCCATATTATGAAACTCGCAACAATGAGTTCTATTTAGATTTAATGGTCAATCGAAAGATACCAAAAAAGTCAGATGATCGACTGTTTACAATTAATCAGGTATATAATTTACGTCCTGATTTATTGGCACATGATTTGTATGGAAACAGTGAACTATGGTGGGTATTTGCACAACGCAATCCAAACACTCTTGTTGATCCACTTTATGATTTTAGGATTGGCACACAAATTTATTTACCCGCACTGGAAACATTACGAGAAGCATTAGGGTTCTAACGTGGCAAATATTACGATTTCAGGTGCCGGAAACGTAGATAACAAGAACTTTTACGTTGATCCAAACGGTGATCTTTACTACAACGTTTTGTTTGAAAATCTCCCAACCAAAGCAGGAGATTTTACAACTGCTGGACGACCACTTGAAGCAAAACGATGGCCGTCAGGAGAAACTGTTGTTAATTTAAACGGGTTTAATTTCACACGATCAAATTACAATCCACTATCAGGTGCTACACCTGCATCATCTAACGCAGTCGGTAACGTGAATGTACCGCCTACAACAATTTCGCGACCAACTGGTGTATTGCCACCTCCTACACCAAATACAGCAGTGCCAGGGCTTCCTGAAAATGCGAATACTTATACGTTTACTGGGGAGTCCACCGAGGCAATTACACCAGAGCTTGCACCCAGTTACAATGCTAGTGCAGCATTACCAAGTTTCAGCACTGGCTCAACTCCAGTTTCAGTCGCAATGCCAGGCAGCGCAATTAACGCCAATTATGACTCTAATCCAGCTTTAGGTAACATTACAGTACAGCCTGATACAGCTCAGGCTGTGTTTGCTCCCACCCGAGCTACAGAATTTAACACAACCACGGGTAGCATCGAGGTTGGACCAGCATCACAAGTACGATTGACCTCTGATGGAACGTTGCAAATTACACCAGATACTGCAACAGAAGTAAAACTTGGTACCGGAGTGCAACAAGCAGCAAATGGTGACTATGTTGTGACCACCGGTGGCGTCGCTGTGTTACCACCAAACACAGAAGTTGTAATGGAACCTGGGTCATCAGCGACGCTTATGCCACATGTGGCTGGAAATACAGATACAATAGTATTACAGAATGAAACACAGGACGGATCTGCATTTACCCCACCGTCGGTCAGTACCGGAGAACTACTGCAATCAGAACCTGCAGAATATTTAGGTAATCCTGAAGATGCAAATATTGATACAGATGGATTGATTACTGATGGCAGAATTCAAGGCGGAGAAACGAATGCTCAACCAGCAGATATTGATCAACTTGCATTAGCTGAAGATGCGGCATTACCAGGCAATGGGTTGGGCACTGGTGCAGGAACACTTCCGATTGGTGTTGGTCCAGAAGTTTATGGGCCAAATAAGGAAGAACCAATTGCACCTGAGCAAGATGCTGTTTCTGACCCAAATGTTGCACGTGGATCAGATGGCGCAAGTCCGATTCCAAAAGAATTTTTAGAAAAGATTGTGGCAAAACCAAACCCATTTAAAGGGTTTGCCACAATGACATATGCAATCAGCCTTTACATGCTTGATAAACCAGCGATGGATAGAATTTATAATCAAGGCATCAAAAGCGTTGCTGGGCTTCCATTATTAATGCAAAGTGGTGGTGCAGCAAGTGTTGGTACAGGAACATATGGAGCACTAAGGGATCCTAATTTTCATTTAGACTTTTATCTTGATAATATTGAGATCAAAGGATTAATATCTGGTACATCAACCCAATCTGTACATAATTCATTTGAGATGAGTTTTACTGTCAGAGAACCTAATGGGCTGACGTTTTTAGATAGTTTACATAAAGCAGTTAAAGATTATAAAATAAGCAAAGGGTTTCCGTCAGATAAGATCAATTATGCAGCACAAAATTATCTGATGGTTATTCGTTTTTACGGATATGACGAATACGGTAATTTAGTTGATGGTTCAAAAATTTCAAAAGCAGAGCCCACCTCTGATGCTCGTGCGTTTAGCGAAAAGTTTATACCATTCATTTTTACTGGAATTACATTTTCAATGGCGGCAGAAATGATCGAATATCGCTGCACGTGTGCTACTCCGATGAGCTTTTACTCACAGATCGGAACACATGGTGCGTTACCATTCAACATTGAACTGCAAGGTGGCACAGTGGGGAGCATCTTGGGTATTGGTGGCGCAGGCGAAGAATATTTCCCTGAAGAATTTGATCAGCGAAGAGATGATATTACAACCCAGGCAAATCTTTCAATTTATACTGGTTTGGCCAATGCACTAAATGCTGAGAGCGAACGTGCCTATGGAAAAGAGTTTGCCAACAAATATATTATTGAGGTAGAAGAAGGGTCCGAGATCGACACTAAGAAAGTGGTTGTAGATCAGAATGTCGATAAAAACCAATCTGCTATGCCTTCAGATAAAACAAACCCAACCGCACCAAACACTGATCGCGTTGACAAAAATCAAGGGCGTAAAAGTCTACCAGCAGGCACAAGTATTATTCAGGCAATTGAATTAGTGGTGCGCGAAAGTGAATTTGTAACAGCACAACGAAACATTGACGTTGACAAACGCACCGGTAAACCCATTGTTAAAGAAGGGTCCAGCAAGGTATTTCAATGGTTTAAAGTTGTAACAACAGTAACACCGAGATCAGATAAAATTAATCCACAAACAATGGATTATGCATATAATATCAAATATACTATTAAGCGTTATGGTGTTGGTGATGTCAAAAGTCCATACTTCCCTGGTGCATATTATAGAGGAGTACACAAACGTTATCCATATTGGTTCACTGGAGAAAATACTGAAATTATAGATTTCAGGCAAGATTTTAATTATTTGTATTTTCAGCAGTTTGGACCGGAACGTTTAACTAATCCTGTGGAAATTAATACAATACATGTAACCAAAAACTTTTATATGCCTCGGTCAAATGAAACAAATCTTGGTGGTGTTAATAAATCTAGCGAAGCAACATCCAGTGCAGCAAGCGTGTTATATAGTCCTGCTGATATGGCAATGGCCGAACTTACCATCGTTGGAGACCCAGACTGGATTGCACAAAGCGAAGTTTTCTATTCACCTAAAATAAGCAAACAGAAAGTTGGTAACTCTCCGTTCTTGCCAGATGGAAGTGTAAATTATGATGCATCAGAAATATATTTTTCTGTTGAATATAATACACCAGCGGATTATCAGGATACCGGCTTACAAAATATTGGATATAACAATCCTAACAAAGGTGTAGTTGACATATCTGGTGCAACAGCTACAGTTGTCCTGGCATATCGTGCAAATGAAATTACAACATTATTACACAATGGTGAATTTAAACAAACCCTCAAAGGGACATTAATGACCTGGAGAGATGACAAAGATGCAGAACGATTAGCTGATGGAACACTTGCTATCGATGTTGATGCAAAATATCGTCAATCCGTTGTTGCTACTAACCTAGAAGCACAAGATACAGATTATGAAGAATATGATGCTGGATATCAATATGCTAGAGACATGGCTGCACAAGAGCGTGATGACATTGATGAGGCTGACCTAAATACACCAAGTGTAGTCAATACGCAGCCAATTACGTCACCAAGTGGTGAAATCACTGATGTTGAATTTGAGCAAGCATTTGATGAACAAGAGTTAATGTTAGCACCTAACAATACTGGTGATACAGCAGCGACAAATAGTACTGTTCCATTACTCACCCCTGATGCAACCTCTGATCCGCCTACACCACAACCAACAACACCAGCTGATCCAGCACATGATGTTGTAGTTAATGGCACGACAGAACCACAAGCAGAACCTGAGTTCTCTAATCCTGTGCCTCCTCCACCGGCCGCACGTGCTGAAACGGTCAATAATACTGCCGGCGCACAGGCACTTGGTAACAACACATTTAATTATAATGGTATAGAATTTAATGCCAACACCCAAGATGCTTACGACAGTAACATTCGCGCTATTAAATACGCACAAGAGAAGAAAGGATTTAAACCAAGATATATTGAAGATTACGATCCATACTATGACGCTAAAGTTCGTAAGAAAGTCGACATTGACAACTCAGGAAATATTACACAAACAGTGATTGGTGTGTATGGTCAAGATGGTAAACTCAAGGAGTTTGATCCAGGAACATTACCATCACAAATTAAACAAACCATGGATTATTTTAATCAGGCCTACGAACGTCAGAGCAATCCAGACCCATTTTTAGATTTATAATAGGTAAACAATGGCAGAGAATATACAACGTACCCGAGGACGCCCAAGTAACTACAAAATAGAACGTGGTGGATTCCCTAGTGATCCTGGTCCTTTTATTGGCGAAGTAATGAATAACAGGGACCCAGCACGCATTGGGCGTATACAGGTATACATTCCAGAGCTTGGCGGTCAAGATCGAGAAGATTCGTCAAGTTGGCGCACAGTGCGTTATATGAGTCCGTTTTTTGGTAATACTCCCCATGCTGGTACCAGTGATGGGTTTGGAAAAGGTAACGGCGAAGGCAATTCTAACTCATATGGCATGTGGTTTACTGTTCCTGATGTTGGAATTAAAGTAATGTGCATTTTTGTGCAAGGAGATCCAAATCAAGGTTATTACTTTGGTAGTATTCCGGATCCAGACTTAATGCACATGGTTCCTGCGGTAGGTGCTAGTGCGGCATTCGTAACAGATAATGAAGAACAAGCACAACGATTCGCTGGAGCAACACGTCTGCCAGTTGCAGAAATGAATGTGGAAAACAAACAGATCAGAGAAAACAACCAGGCATTTGCTGCTCCCAGACCAGTTCATGCTGTGACCGCAGCAACAATGTATCAACAAGGTGTTATTAATGATAGAGTACGCGGACCAATTGGATCAAGTGCTTACAGGGAATCTCCAAGTAATGTATTTGGCATCTTAACACCCGGGCGTCCAATTTATAAATCAGGTATTTCAGAATACAATATTAGACAAAGTTTCGCAAGTGGTGGTGTAACACAAGATGATCTGGAAGTGGTCGGGCGTCGTGGCGGACATTCATTTATCATGGACGATGGAGACATCACAGGCAATGATAATTTGGTACGCATTCGTACTGCAAAAGGACATCAAATCACACTAAGCGACGATGGTAACTGTTTGCACATAATGCATGCAAATGGTCAATCATGGGTAGAGTTAGGCAAAGAAGGCACCATTGATATGTATGCTGCTAACTCTATTAACTTGCGTTCACAGGGTGATGTAAACATTCACGCTGATCAGAGTTTAAATTTATATGGTGGTGTAACAGCAGCGTTGCATGGTAAAAAAGCAACATTTGTCGAAGGTGAAGAAGTACTGAGTTTAATTGGCGACAAAATGGTATCTATTAACAGTAACAGCAAAATCAATGTTAAGTCTGATGGTATGTTAGCACTCGCTGGTACAACCGCGGCAAGTTTAAGTGCCGTGGGACCAACCAGCGTTAAGGGTGCGCTTGTATTGTTAAACACAGGACCGGCACTACCAACCAGTCCGGGAATTTATGGAACACGCACAACATTGCCAGATGTAAATCATGGTAGCACGGGATGGACATCAACAGAAGGTGATCTTGAAAGTATCGTAACCAGAGCACCAACTCATGAACCATATCCGCATCATAATAAAGGTGTAGCAACTAATGTCGAGTTTGATGCTGGAGGCACAACATCTGTTGCAGCAGATCAAGCGGTGGTTGATAAAATGAATTCACTTAGTAATAATATTCCTGTGAGGAATGAATAATGGCAATTCTCGGTGTTGAAATATCAGATCTAGCAAAACAAGACAGAATCACAGAAGGGCTGGGATCAATAACTGCTGATCAGTTGGGCACAGTTATGGCCCAACAATCAAAGTCTGTTGCAAGTGCTAACAGTTTAACCGTTGATGAAATGACTAACAGAATTGTTTCACAAACCGGAAGCACAGCAGAAAGTGTTCTTGGAGCCGGAGTAGGTAAGTACGGAATTTCAGCACAGGCGCTTGAAGATAACAATTATATTAAACCAGGAACAGTAGAACGTTTTCTTGATGATCCTGCCCAACTCGAAACAGTTTTAAATAGCCCAAATGTTTGGACAGGCAAGGAAGGAATTACCGCGGTAGACACGCTATTAAGTAATGGATCACTGCAAAGTACAGTACAAACAGATATAATGAGTAATTCATTGTCTGGGTTAAAGTCAACTGGCACGATTACAGGATTTGAAGATGCAGACATCGTAGCAGGCGTTACAAACGTAGCGTCTAAATTTGGTGTAGGTGCTGCTAATGATTGGATTTCAGGTAATGTGCCAGGACCACTGCAAGGTGCAGCAATGGATTTAACCGGCCGTGGTGGACAATATGCGATTGATTTTGTTGATACTAAACTACTGCCAAGCCTTGGAGACAGCAGCATAGTTAGCAACGGTATCAATGGAATAGTAGGCGGTACCGGAGATGTATTAGGAAACGTAGCAGGCGACATCGGAGATTTTACTGGTGGGTTAACAGATACAGTTGGTTTAGGTGATGTTAGTTTTGGAGATATTGGATTTGGTGACATAACTGGTAGTCTTGGTGATTTTGCGGGCGGTTTTGGTAATGCGTTAGGGCAGTTTGGATCGGACCTGGGTAGTTTTGTTACTGGGGGTGCTGGAGAATTACTAGGGCAAATTACAGGTGGGTTTGCAGATCTTGGCGGCGAAATCTTTGGCGACTTAACAGGGAGTTTAACAGGCAGTCTAGGCGATCTGGCAGGAAGTATCGGAGGAATCAGTGCGATTAGTGATGTTGCTGGAAATTTAATTGGCGGCGTTGGTGGTGCAATCGGCGGTGCTCTTGGAAATGTTTTTGGTAGCCTGTTAGGTGGAATTGGTGGCTTGTTTGGTGGAGGTAGTTCCGGACCTGTAACTATTACACCACCGGCAGTAACACAAACCGTTCAACGATCGGGTATTGATAATGTAGTAACAAATTTAATTGGCAATCCCAAGGTACCATCACCAAATTACACAGGCATTGTGCAAGCAAGTAACTTCCAGTTACCATCGTTAAGTGGGATAACAGATACATTTAGTAATGCGGTAGCCAGCGATCAACCGATTGAAGTTTGTTCATGTTCTGATCCAACATTAATTGGCCCAACACAGGCAGAATGTGAGGCTGCTGGTGGTAAATGGACTTGTTATACAGTAAATAATAAAGGAACCGGTGCTTCCGGTACATGGATATAAACATTATGGCACGTTTTAAAGGGTTTAGTACAATAGACAAATATAAAAAGTTTACATTAACTGATAGCGAGTTAATTAAACGAGACCTACTTAATGCACTCTCGATTCGCGAAGGCGAGTTGCCTGGACGCCCAGCATTTGGTACACGTTTATGGAATTTTATTTTTGAACCAAACACACCAGATATTGTACGACAAATAACGGCAGAACTTGAACGCACAACAAATTATGATCCACGGATCAGCATTGATGATATAATTGTTACTACTGATCCAAGCGGTGTGATATTAGAACTGGTAGTGACATTCGTTTCTGGTTTAGATCCAGAAGTACTTCAAATTAAATTTGACGAAGAATCACAAACAGCATCTTTTGTATAAACTACGCAGTTTATAACTACCATAAATAATACGATTATAAAATAAGAGTATTATACCATGGCCACAACTTCACGTCAAACTACTATTTTTGGTATCGAAGACTGGAAAAGAATCTATCAGACTTATCGAGAAGCAGATTTTCAAAGTTATAACTTTGAAACATTACGTAAAAGTTTTGTGGATTATCTGCGTCAATACTATCCAGAATCATTTAATGATTTTGTAGAATCATCAGAATTTGTAGCTATGCTTGACTTAATGGCGTTTATGGGCCAGAGTCTTTCATTCCGTGTTGATTTAAATAGTCGCGAAAACTTCCTAGACACAGCAGAGCGCCGTGATAGCGTTGTTAATCTAGCAAAACTAGTTGGATATACACCAAAGCGTAACCAAGCAGCTCGTGGTTATCTGAAAGTAACCGCAGTTAGCACAACAGAATCTGTGCTAGATTACAATCGTAATAGCCTAGCAAATGTTACTGTTAAATGGAACGATCGCACTAACCCAGATTGGCAAGAACAATTTAAAACAATTATCAATGCCATTTTAATTGACAGCCAAACCGTAGGCAATCCAGGCAATGCACAAAACATTCTGGGCGTAAACACTAGCGAATACACAATCAACTTGGCACCAAATTTATTACCAGTTATTCCGTTTACTGCTCAGGTTGATGGTGTTAACATGTCGTTTGAGGCAGTGAGTGGAACAAGCGTTGATAAAACCTATATCTATGAAGCAATTCCGAGACCAGGTGGTGATTTTAATTTATTATATCGTAATGATGGGTTAGGTTTCGGTAGCACAGAAACCGGATACTTCTTTTATTTTAAACAAGGTTCTTTGGAAACCCGTGAATTTAGTTTACCAGAACGTATCGCTAATCGCACGGTTGATATTAACATTGAAGGCACCAATAACAACGATGTGTGGCTATACAAAATTAATAGTTCAACTGGTGCAATTACTGAGCAATGGACACAAGTTGAGAACATTTATGGCAGCAGTTCCCAAGAGGAAGGTGCGAGCAGAAAGTTATTTTCAGTATCAAGTCGTGCCAATGATCAAATTACTATGAACTTCGGTGATGGTGTTTTCTCAGAAATTCCAGTTGGCACATTCCGTAGTTACACCCGAAGCTCTAACGGTCTTGAATATGTTATAAATCCTAACGAAATGCAAAACATTGACATTAGTGTCACATATGTTAGTCGTCGTGGACGTTTAGAAACTGCAACATTTACACTTGGGTTACAAAACAACATAAGCAACAGTCGTGCAAGAGAAACTATTGCTGATATTAAACGCAGAGCACCTGCTCGTTATTATACACAAAATAGAATGGTAAATGGAGAAGATTACAATAACTTCCCATATACACAGTTCAGTTCTATTATTAAATCAAAAGCAGTTAACCGCAGTAACATTGGTGCAAGCAGATATCTTGATTTGGTTGATCCAACTGGAAAATATTCCAGCATCAATGCGTTTGGTGGTGACGGTTTATTTTATGAAGAATTTTCAGAAGCGGCATTTGGATTCACATTTGTTGATAAAAATGATATTGAAAATGTTATTCGCAATCAGGTAGAACCAGTACTTGCTGGTAGACAAATGCTTCACTTTTATTATAACCAGTATAATCGCAAGAACTTAGAAATATTTGGTATGAACTGGAACCGCAGTACAAGCCTAATTAATGAAACTACTGGTTATTTCTATGATGCAGATGAAACACCAATTTCCATTGGTAGCACAGTTGGCGATGATCGCCAATTTGTTGATCAGAATTGTTTGATTAAATTTGTGGCTCCAACAGGGCAATACTTTGATCGCAATAACAGATTGCAAACAGGCACCCCAACAGGCCCAGGACAAAGAACATATCTGTGGGCAAGTGTTAAAGTATTGTCAGGTGATGGCACAAACAGTGGTGCCGGTAATGATGCTAACGGTCTTGGTCCAGTGACAATTAACAATTATGTACCAACCGGTGCAATTGCTGATGAAGTGATTCCAGTATTCAACACAGACCTGCCTACTGCACTGGAACAGAGCTTGTTAGCACAAATTGAATTATATAGAGATTTTGGTTTAGGTTACAACAATGCAACTGGTGAATGGTATATTATTAGTGCTAACAATTTAGATCAAACTAGTGCGTTTGCATTGACTAACGCAGGTGATACATCAAATTTAAATCTGGATTCCAGTTGGTTAGTTAAGTTTATTAGCACTGGCACGACTTACACAGTCACAAGTCGTACACTGAACTACTATTTCTCAAGTGTAGCAGAAACACGTTTCTTTTACGAAAATAACCAAAAGATTTACGATCCTAAGACTGGCAAAACCGTAAACGATTATATAATGGTTTTAAAAACTAACAGTCAACCAGATAGCAATAGTCCATTGGTTGGAGAAGTGCGTCTTGACATCATCGGTCAAACTGTTGAAACAGACGGATTTGTTAATGATTTCAATGTTGAAATTAGCTTTGCGGATACTGATGATGATGGTGTTCCAGACGATCCAGATTTTTTCAACACACTGGTTGCACCAGACGTGAATGCCAACAATAAGCTAGTCTTTTTTGAACAAACAGTTGATTTTGATAATTTAGAGCGTTATCTGCCATTAGCGACATCAGTTGTTAATACAATTTATGGATCGCAGGACGAAATTGAATTAGTTAAGGCAGAATATAGCAGTGGTCAGGTTTTTTATGCGTATAATGAAGATAAATTCTTTGTTCTAACTGTTAGTAATAATGTGCGTACTATTGCAGAAGATACAGGCTATATTTCTAAGATTGGGCGTGGTGATATTCAATTCCAATACAAACATAACAGTCCCGAAACAAGGCGCATTAATCCTGGATCAACAAATATTATTGACTTGTATTTGGTTACTGCTGATTATTATACTGCATATCAGCGTTATATTCAAGATACAACAGCCACAGTTGCAGAACCTGCACAACCAACCACAGACGAATTAACTACATTATATGAATCTCTAAACAATTATAAAATGGTTAGTGATAACATGATTTTTAATAGTGTTGAATTTAAACCGCTATTTGGTAGCAAAGCAGAAACAGCGTTACAAGCATACATCAAAGTAGTTAAACTTGAGAATACAGTGGTAAGTAATTCAGAAATTAAAAGTCGTGTAATTGAAACAATTAATACATTTTTTAATGTTGATAATTGGGACTTTGGTGAAACTTTTTATTTTTCGGAGTTAGCAGCCTACATTCACGAAGAGCTCGGTGGAATAATTGGTAGTGTAATCCTATTACCAAAAGATCCAAGTAAGAGTTTTGGCGATTTATACGAAATTGGTTGTGATGCTAACGAAATTTTTGTTAGCGCCGCAACAGTAAATGACATTCAAATTGTTGATAGTTTAACAGCAAGCCAACTAAGATTAACAAACACTAGTGGAGTAGTATAATAAATGGCACGTATTCGTTCAGTTGATTTTTTACCTGAAATTTTTAGAACAGACGTCAATCGTGAGTTCTTAAGCGCAACTCTAGATCAGTTGACACAACAACCTAAACTGAAAAGAACTCAGGGTTATATCGGTCGTCGTTTTGGCCCAGGAGTAACGTCAGGAAATGGATATCTATTAGAATCATCTACCATACGTTCCAATTATCAACTTGAACCAGGTGTTGTTTTTACTGATGATGATAACAAAGTTACAGATGCAATCACATACCCTGGTATCATCGATTCACTTGCAGTTAAAGGTGCAAATGTAACAAGACATGACAGATTGTTTTCTAGTGAAACATACTCGTGGGATCCACTAATTGATTTTGATAAATTTATCAATTATGGGCAATATTATTGGTTACCAGAAGGCCCGGATGCCGTTGATGTGCGTGCAACCACAATAGCTGTGGTTGACGATTTTGATGTCACTACAGTCGACGGTTCATATAATCTAAGCGATATTGCTGGTGATAACCCAACATTAACATTAGTTCGCGGAGGCACGTATACCTTTAATGTAAATCAAGAATCAAGTTTTTGGATTCAAAGCGAGGCTGGTGTAGACGGAACATTAAACTATTCTCCAAACATCAGCAGCCGCAGTGTGTTGGGTGTTGTTAATAATGGCGAGGACGTGGGTGCAGTTATCTTTAATGTGCCTAATGCAGATGCGCAACAATTTTATTATGATTTAACTGACCGATCAGATGTTGATTTAGCAACAATGGCTAAATTTAATTCGATTGATAGACAACTTGTTGAAAACGTCACAATTGATGGTATCAGTGATCTCGAAGGACGTACTCTAGTATTTCTAAACACACAAGAAGGTGATAGCGAGGATCTTGGATGGGTGCGTGAAGCAATGTTTGATCCAATTTCTCCAGAATTTGGGATTGAAACCACAATTGATAGCCGTGGCGATCGTTACAGTCTTTACAGAATTCAATATGTAAGACCAGATGGCAGTACTGATGACGGTGCATTTATAAATCTGGTAAAAATTGACGACATTACATCTATTCAAGAAAAGTTTACTATTCGTTATGGTGCAACATATAGTAATAGAACATTTTTTAAGAATTCTAGTGGATTTTTTGAAGAAGTACCATTATTAACCGCAGCCAATGATGTTTTATATTACCAAGACGGCACTACAGCAAACAAATTTGGTGTCATTAAACTTGTTGATCAGGAAGGATCAGAACAACTGTACGTTGATGATGATATTATAGGAAAAACAGAGTATACGTCACCGAATGGTGTTATATTTACAAATGGATTAAGAGTTAAGTTTCAGGGAACAACTGACCCATCAACATATAGCGGAAACGAATACTATGTTGATGGGGTTGGCAGTTCTATTGTTTTAGTTCCTGTTACCGATTTAGTAACACCAGACTTATATGTTAATAATGTTTCTGGTGAAAATAATGCACCACAAGATTTAGATTATCTAACAATTAACCGTTCCAGCTCAGATTTGAATCCATGGACACGAAGCAATCGTTGGTTTCATATTGATGTCATTAATGCAACTGCTGAGTATAATAATACCGTTGTTAGTTTAGACAATGCCTATAGAGCAAAACGTCCTATTATTGAGTTTAATGCTGGTACAAGATTATACAATTTTGGTACAGAATCAACTGCACCAATCAATGTCATTGATTTCACAGAAACTGATGCACTATCAAATGTACATGGTAGTTCAGGTTATTCAGTTGATGGATATACATTGACCAACGGTTCAAGAGTTATTTTTGCGGCTGACACTGACCCAGAAGTAAAAAATAAAATTTATACTGTACAGATTGTTGATCCAGATGATGATTCTACAGCATATGGAGAAATTATAAATCTCTATCCAGCGGATGATGCACAAATACTTGCAGATCAAGTTGTTTTCTGTTCCAGTGGAAATACACAAATCGGAAAACATTTTACATTTGACGGATCTGGTTGGTCAGCATCGCAAGAAAAGACATCAGTAAACCAAGCACCATTGTTTGATATTTTTGATAGCAATGGATATAGTTATGGTGATACATCAGTATACCCAAGCACTACATTTACAGGATCAAAGTTGTTTTCATATAAACCTGGATCTAGTTCCACTGTAGATACAGTTCTGGGATTTAGTTTATCCTATCTAAACATTGATAATATTGGTGACATTGTGTTTGATAATAACCAATATACTGATAGTTTTGTTTACGTAATTGATTCAGCTAGTGTTAATGGAGAAACCAAGAACGGCTTTGCAAGAAAATACACAACACGAACTGCATACACCAATGAGATCGGATGGACGCCAAGTGCTGAGAGAAACTGGTCTAGACAGGTCTTTACTTATGAGTATAACGGATCACCACTATCTTTGGATGTTCTGCCTAGAACAGATTTATCAATACCTGCTATCAAGATCTATGTTAATAATAAGTTTGTAAATCCAACTTCATATAACACAAACATTTACAACAATCAAACATTTGTTGTATTCAATGATAATACTGTCAGTGTTGGTGATCTGATACAGGTAAAAATTATAAGTGAGTCAGCAAGCACAGTGGCTTATTACGAAGTTCCTAGTAACTTGGAAAGCAATATCTTTAATGAAAATCCAGCAACGTTTACACTTGGTACTGTTAGAAATCACTTTAATCGTTTAGTTGAAAACATTGATGGGTTTATTGGGGAAATCAATGGTGCAAACAATCTACGTGACAAAGGAAATGTACCAGCATATGGTGATGTGATTGTACAACATTCTGCACCTGTTGCGCCAGCAGCGTTCTTTCTACGTAAGTCAGAGTATGACTTCTTCAATGCACTTGATTATAATGCAAAACAGTATGAAAAGTTTAAGAATCAGATTCTTAACTGGATAGAACAAAATGATACTTATGGGTTAACTACGCATCAAATTCTTGATGCAGCACTAGCGGCCATTAATCATGGTAAATCAAGCAATAGTGCCTACTATTGGAGCGATATGCTACCGTTTGGGGGCGATTATACTGAGATTGAGTACACGGTGTCCGTTATTAGCACTGAAAACTATTCAATTAACAATGTTTATGATTTTTCAAACGCTAATAGTTTTGGATTGTTGGTATATCACAATGATACCATTCTGCTCAAAGACACTGATTATACTGTTGCAACTGATGGGCCACGTATTACATTATTAATAACGCCGTCAATTGGTGATACAATTACGATCAGAGAATATGCATCCACTTATGGTAGCTATGTTCCGGAAACACCAACTAAATTGGGTTTGTTCCCTCGCTTTGATCCAGAAATTTATGAGGATGACACTTATGTGACTCCTCGTAATGTAATTCAAGGTCATGATGGATCTATTACGATTGCATTTGGTGATGTTCGAGATGATGTTCTGTTAGAATTTGAACGTAGAATTTATAATAACCTCAAAAGTTTAGACAGCGGAGATGTCCCGCTAACAGTTAGTGATGTTATTCCAGGTAAATTCCGTGAAACTGACTACACAGATACGGAAATAACAGAAATACTTTCGGAAAGTCTACTAAATTGGGTAGGCTGGCACAAACTTGATTATAAGACACAAAGTTATGATGCCACAAATGAATTTACTTGGAATTACAGCACTGCAACCAGCCGATTAGATGGTAGCCTACTGAAAGGTGGATGGCGAGGAATTTATAAGCATTATTACGATACAGATCGTCCTCATACTCATCCTTGGGAAATGTTGGGTATAACAGATGAACCCACTTGGTGGGAAGATCGTTATGGTCCGGCACCATGGACTTCTGGTAACCTGGTAATGTGGGAAGATCTAGAAGCTGGATTTATTAATGAACCTGGCAATCAACGATACGATTCACGATTTGTGCGTCCTGGTTTAACCACTATTATTCCAGTTGATTCTGAAGGTAATCTTCAGCATCCAATGGAAACACTGGTAGCGAATTTTAATCAAACCGATTTAAGAAAAAGTTGGATTGCTGGTGACATTGGCCCAGTCGAATCAGCATGGAGACGCTCGAGCAATTGGCCGTTTGCTGTACAAAAATTACTTGCATTGACTAAACCAGCAGAATATTTCTCGTTAATGATTGACTGCGACAGATACAAATATAGTGATTCTGTTTTACAGTATGTTTATGATCGCCGTCAACGGTTAGATACACGTACCGTGGAGATTTTTGATGAGGCGAATCCAAAGCATAGTTATATTAATTGGATTGTGGAACATAATAGAAATATCGGAATTGAAACATCAGTAGCATTAGGCAATTATCTATCTAATATTGATGTTCGTTTGTGTTATCGTGTAGCTGGTTTTACTGATAAAAAATATTTAAAAGTTTTCACAGACAAATCTAGTCCAGATAGTTCTAACACTAGCTTACTGATTCCAGATGAAAGTTATAGTGTTTTATTATACAAAAACCAACCATTTGGTGATCTACAATACTCGGGTGTAATGGTTCAAAAAACAGATGGTGGATATGCTGTGTATGGTAATAGCCAAACTGAAGCATACTTTAGAATCTTACAAAGTAACACTGGTGGAGATTACGAAACAATCAATTTTGGATCCAACAGATACAGATTACCTCGTAGTTTCACCAATCGTGTAGTTCGTGTTCCTTATGGGTATACATTCACCAATATTAATAGTGTCATTGACTTTCTTGCAAGTTATGGAGAGTTTTTAAAGAGTTCTGGGTTGGTATTTGAAGATATTGAAAATAATTACACTCTTGATTGGGGTCAGATGTCTAATGAATTCTTGTATTGGGCGAACCAAAGCTGGGGTACAGGCAGTTTAATAAACTTAAATCCGGCTGCCAATCAATTACAATATCAACGTGCTCGCGCTGTTGTTGATGATTTGGGAAATTTAGCAATTAATGAACAACCATTAGATCAAAATCGCCAACCACTGCTGAAAAAAGATTATGCAATTACACGCCTGGATAATAATTTTAAAATAACTTCTCTTGCGGCCGATAAAGGAATCAGCTATTTGCGCATACGTGCTACTGCTTACGAACATTTATTGGTTTTTGATAATGTTAGCATTTTCAATGATTTAATGTACCAACCAGTAACAGGGTTACGTCAACAGCGTTTGCGTATTGACGGTTATAAAACATTTGAATGGACTGGTCAGCTTGATGCACAAGGTTTTATTCTTAACCAAGATAATGTGGCAACATGGAATGCAAACCAAAATTACAATAAAGGTGACATTGTCAAATATAAGAATGCATACTGGACAGCAGCCATTAAAATTCAACCAAGCGAGGAGTTTGATTTTGATGAATGGACTAAAGTAGACTATGATAGCTTTAGTAAAGGATTATTACCAAACATTAGTAATAAATCAGATCAGATGCGCAATTATTATAATAATTCGGTTGCTAATTTAGAATCTGATGCTGATTTACTTGGATTAGGACTGACAGGTTTCCGTACAAGAGATTATTTAGAATCTCTAAATTTAGATGATATAAGTCAGGTACAGGTATACGGAAACCTGATCAGACAAAAAGGAACACCAGCAAATGCCAAACTATTCCAAGGCGTTGAATTTGACAAAGAGCAAGCTGAATATGACATTTACGAAAACTGGGCTATTAAACGTGCGACATATGGTGCGAATGACAATAAACGTTTTGTAGAGGTTGCTCTTGATAATGAATCTCTGCGTTCGAATCCAAGTACAATCGAAATTGGATTACTTGACGCAGAATCAGATGCAGATCAATTTATCTTTGTAAATGACATCTATAAACAAAGCATTAAGAATACAACAACAAATATCTTACCCGAGTTAACAGAAAGTTTAACAGACATTGGTCTTCCAACCGCAGGTTTTGTTAATTCTGATGATGTTGACATCACACTTTTTGATCTTTCAGATTTAACATCCATAAACACACAATTAGAAGACGTGCGAGACGGAACAAATATTTGGGTCGCACGTTCTAACGTATATGATTGGAATGTATACCGTTGTGATAGCATTTCTCCAGATGTTACCACGGTAATTGATAATCTGAATGGTACATTAACTCTAATTTTTAATGAACCAACTGGTTTAGCTGCCAATGATATTATCATAATCAAACAATTCAACGAAACCATCAACGGTGCACACCGTATTAGAAAAATTAACGATGCAACTTCAGTTATTATTAATGGGAATATTTCCGGAAACGAGTCAACGTTAACTGGACTAGGTATTGCGTTTAAATTAGTTACTGCAAGATTGGATCAAGCAAGTGACGCAGCAGATAGTGAATTCAATACACGTTTGTTTGAAGGCGACAAAATTTGGGTAAACAGTGATGTTAATGGAAAATGGAAAGTTTATGAAAAGAAAGTACCATTTTCGTTAAGTCAGAGTCAGACTCCTACCGGTGCATCGTCTGATATTGGATTTGGTACCAGCGTTGCCCAAGGATTGAACGGTACTGGGTGTATTGTTGGCGCTCCTGGACACCTGGGTGGAAATGGAGGATTGTATTGCTACAATAAAACTAATTCTGGATATACATTTAGCAATGTACTGAAGGATGTTAAAGATATCGCATATCTGGGCAATTCGGTGTCCATGGCATCTGATTGGTTCATTGCTGGTGCCAAACAAACCGAAAATAACCAGGGTATCGCTGTTGTAATACACAAAGATCCAGCTCTTAATTTATTCCAAGAATATCAAGTGTTAACCCTTCCTGATGCCGATATAGGCACAGAAGGTGCATTATTTGGTTACGATGTAGTGATTTCCGAAGACGAGAAGTGGATATATATTTCAGCCGCAGGCATTGGGAAAGTATACGCATACAACCGCAATGATTATCAAGATCAGACCGCATCATTTATAACCAATGGTAACACTGCTAGTTATGATATTACAAATTACATCGAAGTTGATAACAAAACGCAGATAACAGTAACTCTAAATGGTGAAACATTAACTGCCAGTGAATATAATCTCACATCAAACATATTAACTATTAATGACGTTCCGGCCGCTGGACTCGTGGTTGAGGTTTCTCGCAAAAAACTAGTGAGTGCCATCGGCGATGGCAGTACTACTACTTTTGCAGAAGTCACGGAATTATATACCGCAATTGATGAAGAAGCGGTTCAGGTATACGTCGATGGTGTACTACAACGCCCATATTATGATTATAGTTTTAACATTGATAGTACGGTTGCAATCGATTTTGCAACAGCGCCAGCCGAAGATGCGTCAATTGTGTTCAGAGCACAAGATTATTACAGATACACAGATACCATATCAGGATCTGTTAGCGAAGGATTTGGTCAAACTGTTGGCACCACTAGTGATGGACAGCAACTTGTGGTAGGCGCTCCAACTGCCACAAACGGTGCATTACTAAATTCAGGCAAGGTATACGTTTACGAAAGAACAGTTGAGCGATTTGTAGTAACTAACGCATCAGTAAAAACATATGAAACCTACAGATCCGTCTCTGATACAAACTCTGTACACCTTAATAACGTCCATCAGTTAAATTCAATCAATAATGTGGGTACGCAAACATATACAATTAATGAAACTTTGAACACTGTGACTTTTTCAAATGGTGTTACGTTGCACGTTGGTGACGAGATTGATATTGATATCAATACGTTTCAACTTGTCCAAACACTATCATTAACCAACAACAATCAAGGGGCACATTTTGGTGAAGCGCAAACTATTTGTAGAACAGATTGTTCAATATATGTTAGCGCACCAAGAGATAATTGGGCACTACCAGAAGCAGGGTCAGTGACACGATATTTAAATAGAAGTCGTGTATTTGGTACAATTACAGGAACAGTATCAAATCCAACCATATCAGTTGGCGATTCAATTCGAATCGACAACAAGGATGTGTTCTTTACTAATACCACTGTAGAGCAAGTAGCGCAAGATATCAACGCCGCTATTATTCCAAATGTGCAAGCAAATGTAAACAGTGATGGGCAACTTGTTATTAGTGTCGTTAATCAAGACGAAGCACCGATATTAAGCAAATTAACAGTCATGCCTGGTGTTGGTACAGCGTTTGATGACTTGGGCCTAGTGCCATTTGAAAATGTTCAAACAATTGTTAGCCCAGCACCAAATGAATATGATCACTTTGGTAGTAGCATCCATGTTGATTATTCTTCGACAAATCTAGTTGTTGGCGCTAATCGTGCCATTGCACGTATTCCAACAACATTTAACAAGAACTTAACTGAAACAGTTTATGATTCAGATACGACACGGTTTGTTGATCCAATTATTGAAGGTGGCACAGCATATACGTTTGATTTATTACCAAGTTCAAATTACCAGACACCAGGCAAATTTGTATTTGGACAACAAATTTATGATTCTGATATTAATGAGCTTGATCAATTCGGCACAGCAGTAAACTTTACTGACAATCTGCTAGTAGTAACAAGTCCAGGATATGATGCGACAGTTGAAAATATTGGTCGGTTAGTTGTATTTGAAAACCCAACCAGAGTACAGGCTTGGCAAGAAATACAATCAGAACCCACCGTAGTCGATAGTCGTTTAACAAACTATCTGTATATTTACAACAAAGATACTGATCTGGTTTCTGTCTATTTAGATTTTATCGATCCAATTAACGGAAAATTACTAGGCCCAGTCAAGCAAAATTTAGATTATATCGGTGCGGTTAATCCAGCTGTATATAATGCTGGCAGAGCAGGATCAGGAATTTATTGGGCTCAAGATCACGTGGGAAATTTATGGTGGGACACAACACAGGTACGTTATCTAAATTATAATCAAGAAGACATTGTTTATAGTTCTAAAAATTGGGGACAGTTGTTCCCGGGTAGCTCTGTTGATGTTTATGAATGGATTGAAAGTTCGGTTCCACCAAATCAATATACCGGCACAGGTACAGTTCGAAATAGTACTGAATTTTCAGCAGTTAGTGGACTTGATGCATCACGCACAGTAACCACTCGTTATTACTTCTGGGTTAAAAACAGATCAATAACAAACAAAGCTGCGAACAAAACATTAAGCGCACGTGCAATTGCTAGCTATATTGAAAATCCACAAGCATCCGGAATACCATATGCAGCATTGATTCGCAAGAATGTTGTTGCGTTATATAATTCCGATGAGTACATTGCAGACAATTATGATAGCATCTTGCATATTGAATATAATCGTACATTAACAGATAATAATGTTTTTGTTGAGTATGATTTAATTCGCGAAAATTACTCCAATGATTTCTTACCAGATTTGCTATATCGCAAATTGCAAGATAGCTTATGCGGGGTAGACACACTTGGAAATAAAGTTCCTGATTTTAATTTAAGTCCAACGGACAAATACGGTGTTGAATTCCGTCCTCGCAAGAGTTTATTCCGTAATAACTTTGCGGCCCTCAAAACGTATATTGACAAATCAAATTTATTAATTAAAGATCACCCATTTAGCGAATTAAGAACATTTAGCCTTCTGACAGCACAAGAATCAATTCCAACAGCATCTTCAGGAGCATGGAATGCGACTGTTGCAGATTTGGTTGAGTTAGGGTATCAAAATTTAGCAGTTGCAGGAGTGGGTTATCGTTACCTAGTCGAGGTTGATGAAAACAACAATGGGCTGTGGACAATTTATGAAGTTAACAATAGCTTAGGTTTAGATCTAGTCAGAGTACAAAGCTATGATACCAACAGATATTGGGAATATACAAACTGGTACGCCACAAATTATGATAACCTAACGAAACCGTCCAAGATTGTTAACACGTATAGTGAATTATTGACTAACTTTCCTGATGAAGGAACAGTTATAAAAGTTAATACCAACAGTAACGGCAAATGGGAATTATATGCATATTTGAGTGGATCTTGGGTCCGTGTTGGATTACAAGATGGCACAATTCAATTTAAGAATTCTTTATACGATTACACTATTGATCGATATGGGTTTGACAGTGAAGTTTATGATGCACAATATTTTGATCAAGAACCAGTTCTTGAATTGCGTAATATTATTCGTTCAATCAATGAAGAATTCTTAACGGGTGACTTCTTAGACCATCGCAATCAATTGTTAATTAGTGTGTTTAATTACATTCTGGCTGAACAAGGTCGTGTTGATTGGCTGTACAAAACTTCACTAATCGATGTAAACCACAAGGTTAGAAATCTTGAAGAATATGCAATATATCGTAAGGATAATCAAGATTTTGTACTTGATTATATCAACGAATCAAAACCATATCACGTAAAAATTAAAGAATTCCTATTACGTTACGAAGGCATTGACACGATCGATGGTACTGTTATGGACTTTGATGTTCCAGCCGCTTATGATACCACATATAGTAAATTTGTAAGCCCGGTACTCGACGACGGTATTGCAATATTAGAAACAGACATCAGCAACAGAAAAACTGAGGATACTGTTTGGAGTACAGTTCCTTGGAACCAATGGTACGACAACAGATTATTAATAATTGATAATATTGTGGTAACCAATGGCGGATCAGGATATACTGTTGCTCCGCAAGTTGAGATCGTTGGAGATTCTGAAATTTTAACAACTGCGGTTGCTATTATTAACGAAGATGGCGAGGTATCTGCTGTTAATATCGTTGGTAGTAGTTATGGGGAATACAGAACAACACCAACAATCACTATCACAGGCGGAAATGGTACAGGCGCAACTGCGACTGCATATATGAAACCTTCTGTTGTGCGTTCATTAAACACCACAATCAAATACGACAGATATGAATACACATCACAAATTGTTAATTGGGAAGCAAATACAGTTTATGATGAAAACCAATTAGTTAGATTTAATGATCGTGTATACAGGGCAATCAATGCAGATGGATCTACAGCAAGTGATTCCACATTTGATCCGGCCGAATATCAAATTGTGGCTGCTGATACACTTTCGGGCATTGATCGTACAACAGGATTTTATGTTTCTGATGTGAACAATCCGGGCCTAGATTTAGCGTTGTTGATCGATGGATTAGACTATCCAGGGGTACAATTAATGGGCCCAGGATTCGGCGCAAATACTGGATTTGATGTTGGCAATTATGATATCAACTTATTTGATAATTTGGATTATGGACCAGAAGGATTACCAACATACAGTGAAAGCATTCTTGATAACGAAATATTTACATCGTTTACCGGGTCGTATGTGGGCGTTGATTTATCTGGCATTGACGCAGTACAATCATTAGCGACCGCAACTGTTAATACTAGCACTACTGAAATTTCTGAAATCACAATCACAGAAATAGGCAAAGGTTATTCGGCAGATGTACCACCAAGTGTAACTATTAGCGCACCTCGCGACAATATCACAGCAACAGCACTTGCAACTATTGATTTTGCCACACTAACAGTAGATGATATTGCGGTTACAAGCAGTGGATTCGGATATATTACGACTCCGACTGTGACCATCACGGCTCAACCAAATTCGCCAGGTGAAACGGCCACAGGATACGCATTAATATCAGCCGGCAGCGTAACCGGAGTAACGTTATCAAATAATGGATCCGGATACACAGGTCCACCGACAGTTACATTCTCAGATCCGCCAAGCATTGTAACATCACGTGCAAGAGCGTCAGTAACTACACTGAGTAGCACTGGTGGGGTAACAGCAACTACAATTACGAACGGAGGAAACAGTTATACAAGTGCTCCAGCAGTAACCGTTACTCCTCCGCCTGCAAGTGTAACAGCAACCGCAACCGCTGCGATTGCCGGATATGAATTAAGCACAGTTACTTTAGATGTGGCTGGTAATTATTATAGTTCAGCCCCGACTGTAACAGTAGCGGCACCAACTGCAATTGCTGCTCAAGCAACAGCATCAGCAACAATTGGGGGCAATCAGGTACAAAGTATCAGTGTAGATCAACCGGGTTATATGTATCAAACTGCACCATCAGTAACTATTACCCCGGCATCGCCAACGGCTGGTACCAATGCTGCGGCAACAGTAGCATTAGATACAACTACAGTTGGTTTTGATGGGGTAGATGGTGACGGTGACGGATTTGATGCTGTTGCTTTTGATACTGAAGGCGGAATTGGAACGTTTACTATTCTTGTTGAAGGTGATGGGTATACATCTGCTCCTGTAGTTACCATTAGTGCCCCAGACATTAGTGGAGGCACACAAGCAACGGCATCTGCAACAGTAAGCGGCGAAACTGCACCGTTATATGCTGGACAAGGAAGGGTTACAAGTATTACAGTTACTGAACCTGGTTCAGGATATACAACTGCGCCTACAGTAAGCATTGCTGCTCCAGATTCAAATATTAATCATGGTACTGGTGCAACCGCTACTGCAACATTAGATGATACCGCGGTTATTAGTATTGCTGTTAGTAATGGTGGTAGTTATTATGATATTGCTCCAACAATCTCTATTGATCCTCCAACAACTGTTACCACAGCAACAGTTGATTCGATCGTAAGTGGCGGTGTTGTTACAGGATTTACAATTACAGATAACGGTTGGGGGTATTTAGAAACTCCAAGTATCACTATTGCAGCACCAGATGTCACACCGGTAACAGCCGCATTTACAGCAAACTTAACTGGCGACGCAGTAACATCATTGACAATTGACACAGCAGGTGCTGGTTATTTAACAGTACCAACACTAACAATTGCAGTAGATCCAAGCGTATCTAATGATATTGCCACAGGCACAGCGGTAATGACAAACGGTAATGTGTATAGTGTTACAATCACAAATGCAGGGGCAAATTATGCAACCGCACCGAGTGTAACATTTAGTGATCCAACGGGTACGGCGAGTCATGGAACCGGAGCAACTGCGACTGCGATTGTTGTTAATGAACAAGTCACTGGTATCACAATCACTAATCCAGGCACCGGATATGATCTAGCACCAACCATTACTATTAGTGCGCCCACCCGCACGACACAACCTGCAACCGGTGTTCCTGTTATTGTTGGTGGATCCGTTATTGGCATCACTATTACTGATCCAGGTTTTGGATACTTACGAACTCCAACTGTTACAATTGGTCCACCAAGTGATATTGATCCTGATGCTGATATTGTTGGTGGTGAATTCATTGATGTATATAATTCACATGCACCAGAAGAATTAATTCCTGGAGCAATTTTTGACACACTTGACTTAAAAGTCCATACACTTCCAGGTTATGATTACCTTGGTAACGGTCACGGATTCGAAGTTAAGAGCATAGTTTATGCTAATCCGGGTGCAGGAAATATAGTAGCCTGGGGTGGTCTTGATGCAAGATGTGCACCAACGTCTGCGTTGGAAAATCGTAATCTGGTACAGCACCCAGCAGAATTAATCGTATATAATGCAACGACCGGAACAAGATTGTACGAAGGTATTAATTATACAGTCAACTGGGCAGACAAAACTGTGCAGTTAAATAGTGGGTTGGGTATTCTTGATGAAGTTAAGATTTTTGTGTATGGGATCGGCGGCGGAAATCAATTATATCGCAATTCTTACTTGGGCGGTGAAATTGTAGGCAATACTCTGGTGCTTCCAATTAACTATGATAGTATCGAAAGTGTGCTGGTTTTGGTTGATGGTGATGAAATCTTGTCCTACAGTTATGCAGAAGGTTCTTTTGTCAGCCAAACTATAATTGAATTTGACAATGCATACACAGACAGCAACTATATTAACATCACAGTATTTGGTGCTAATCCTGCAGAAGACGGATCAACTATAACTGATCTGGAATACAGTTATCCAGAAACTGAAATTTTCACTTGTGATGGATCAACAAATACGTTTACATTGAGCATTGACGTTGATAATAAGAATCGAGAAAATTTAATTGTTGAGTTAAATGGCCGCAGATTGCAGCCACCAACAGCTAAACGTCATGTTGGTGACGGCTCTAGTATTACAACATACGAATTACCAGATGGCATGTCTACTGGTATCGATATGAGCGAAGTAGATGACGATGAAGTTGTGGTATACGTTAATCAAGTTAGACAAGTGAGCGGAATTGATTATCAATTAGATCCAGCAGACGGAAGTAGTTATCGTACTATTAGTTTCTTAGCAGAAGTTCCGGGCCCGTATGATATAATTGACATTTATGTTACCAAGACTGAAGGCGAAATTATTGATGGTATTCAACAAGGCACACACGCTGGATATGAATTGGGCGGTGATAGTTCAGAAACACTGGTGATTGCGACTGGATATGGAATTGATTTAAACGCTGGAGACACGCTTGCTGTAACTGCCTGGAGAGATGTGAGAGAACAAGATGTGTTCACACAGATTTTCAAAGGTCCAGTTACGGTTCTAGAAGCGACTCGAGAATTATTCGATACATATGGGTTTGACATGGATTTATTTGATAGATCTACCGGTGCCTATGCAACAATTAACGTGTTTGACTTAGAAACTGTAGTTGAGAATACTGATAGAATGTGGGTGACATTAAATGGACGTAGACTGCTTCCAGGATCAGATTATAGTGTTACAAATGAAGGAACCACATTAGTTATTGCTGGCGGTTCAATAAGCGACACTGATGTAATTGCGATCACAACGTTTACCGACAGCGTTGTCCCAGATGCAGTAGGATTCCGCATATTCAAGGATATGCGTGATAATGTAGCAGTTTATAGAAATAATACCGGTAGTCAGACATTCTTAACACGTACACTAAAATGGACAGATGATGTTATCTATGTCGATGATGCAAGTAAATTGGGTACACCTAATCTAGATGCTGCTATTTTTGGTATTTTGGAAATAAATGGTGAACGAATTACGTATCGCGATGTTGACTTAGACAACAATACAGTAAGCGGATTACGCAGAGGAACAGCCGGAACAGGTATGCATCGAGAGCATTCAGCAGGATCTGTAGTAACTGATCTAAGTCGCGGACAGTTATTGCAAACACCGTACAATGAGATCTGGTACGCTCAAGGTGCAACAACCGCAAGTGATGGAATTGCATTGCAACAGCAAACAACCATTGCGGCTAAATTCCTGAAAGGCCTATGAAACCGGTTGCATAAATAATAAAAATGCAAAAAACAAACGCACAACAAGAAAAGAAAATGGATAGCAAAGAGACAAAACCTAACGAATCAGGAACGGTAACTATTCAAGGACACATTAAGATTTTTGATCCTAATACCAACGAAGTGTTTATTGACAAGCGTAACGCTATTCATTATGAAAACATGAGTGAAGCGTTAGCACAAAGTCTTGCTAACAAAAACTTAGGATACATTTATCAAATGAGTTTTGGAAACGGCGGCACTAGTGTTGATCCAACTGGAGTCATCACTTACTTGCCAGCCAACACAACCGGACAAAATGCAGATCTATATAACGAGACTTATAGCAAGGTGGTTGACGATAACTCATCAACAAACACAGATACCAGTCGCAATAACTTAACTGTACTGCACACATCAGGACGTGTATATACAGATATTCTTGTAAGTTGTTTGCTAGATTATGGCGAACCAAGTGGTCAACAGGCGTTTGATAATAGCACCAACCTAGATGGCGAGTTTGTATTTGATGAATTAGGATTAAAATCGTGGAATGGTTCAGCAAGTGATTTGAAATTAATCACTCATGTTATCTTCCACCCTGTTCAAAAATCATTGAACAGACAGATACAAATTGATTATACAGTTCGTATCCAGACATTAACGAATTTAAGCGCAACATAATATGCGTAGATTGAATAATTGATAAATAAGTTTAAAGAATTGGAGTTAGTCAAAAATGGCTTATACTATAAACAAAACAGACGGTACAGTTTTTGCTTCGGTAGCTGACGGTACAGTAAACACATCATCAAGCATGACTATTATTGGTAAAAACTATGCTGGTTATGGTGAGTTTTTAGGTGAAAACTTTATTAAACTATTGGAAAATAGTGCAAATAGTACAGCACCAAGTGCACCACTGCGTGGTCAAATGTGGTTTGATACTGGCAATGGTTTGTTAAAAGTTTATAACGGCACTACCTGGAAAAATTTAGGTGCAGCCACATCAAGTGCTAGCGCACCTAGCAGCAATGTTGCTGGTGATTTGTGGTTTGATTCGACTAACAGCCAACTAAAAGTATACGACGGATCAAGTTTTATTCTAGTAGGACCTGCGTTTACTAGTGGCACAGACACATCAGGTGCAATTGTTGATACTATTAATGACGGAAGTGCAGACCATGTTGTGGTCCAACTTTGGGTTGAAGATAAGATCGTAGCAATGGTAAGTAAAGATCCAACATTTACTCCTGGCAGTGCTGTTGGGGGAGATTGGAATTTACAAAGCATTAAACCAGGTATCCAGTTAAGTACAGCTATTTCAAATTCATATTTCCAAGGTACTGCAACAAATGCAGACACACTTGATAATTTAAATAGCACTGATTTCTTAAGCGCAATTGGTAACGATAGCACAACCGGATCATTATATGTGTTAAACGACACTGGATTCCGTGTTGGTCAAGATCAAGACCTCCGTGTTAGTGTTAGCGGATCGGACGTAACAGTACAAAATGCCACGCTAGATGGTGATATTATTTTCCGTGTAAACGATAATAGCGTAGTAACAACCGTTATGACACTTGATGGTGCAACTAGTCGTGTTATTTTAGCCGGAGATCCAACAACGGCGTTGGGTGCTGCCACAAAACAATATGTAGACGCTGCCACAAGTACAGTAGGCGATCTATTATATCGTGATGGTACAAATACAATTTCTGGCAATATTGTGCCAGATGGTGACGGTACTCGAAATTTTGGTAGTGGTGGTGCTAAATTTGCTACCATTTATGCCACAGAATTTAATGGTACAGCAACAACAGCAGAATACGCTGACTTGGCAGAACGCTTCGAAGCTGATGCTGAATACGAAGCAGGTACTGTTGTAGAATTAGGCGGTATTGCTGAAATTACTAAAGCTGTAGAAGAATTATCAGAAAACGTTTTTGGCGTTATCTCAGACCGTGCGGCGTACTTAATGAACGCAAAAGCAGGTACAGATGCTACACACCCACCAATCGCTATGAATGGACGTGTGCCGGTTAAAGTTATTGGAACTGTGAATAAAGGCGATCGCTTAGTTTCTGCAGGCAATGGCTTTGCCCGTGCAGCACAAGACGGTGAAGCAACAGCACGTAATATTATTGGTCGTGCGTTAAATAATAAAGAGACAACCGGCGAAGGCACAGTTGAAGCAGTCGTTAAAATTAATTTTTAAAAGAAGATTTACATACCCAGCTATAATAAATTGTTGTGACGCTTGTAGAAATACAATAAAAGTATAGTACTTTACTGCAAAAGCAGAACGCCGCACATTATAGCGTTGTTAAATCAACTAATACAAAGGGAATAATATAACATGGCATATACAGCAGGCGATACAATTTTAGATGATCACTACAACACTTTTGTACAAGGTGGCGCTAGTGCAGTAGATCATAATGTTGCAAACGTAAACACCGTATGGGGAACAGTTGCGACTGGTGATAAAGGTTATGGACAATCTGGCAACCTTTCCACAGTAAGTACGGGTTCAACAATTACTGCAACACAATGGGTAAACTTACTTAATCGAGTAAGCACAATTGCCAATCACCAAGGCACTTCAATTACAGCAATCACTAACCCTACTACTGGTGATACTATTAGCGCATATACAGCACTAAGTGGTAACATTACCAGTATTTTTAATAACAGATTAAATTGTGCAGCAAGTGGTACTGATATCACAACAGGCGGCACACGTTCTGGCACCAATACCTGGTATACGCAGCAACAAACAACATATACTGTTACATTTACTAGTGAAACAGCAGCACGTTATTTCTTTAATGCAGGCGGACGTATTGCGTTAACACTAAGTCGTTCAGGTGGTACAACCAATGACAAAAATACCGGATGGTCAAACCTATTAACATCGTGCGGTACATTATATTTTACTGGGGGCGGTGGTACATCGAATGTTAGCATTGCTGGCAGCGCAATATATTCAGGCACAACACGTGTTGGTGGTTCGGGAACCCCTACCACTTATTTAGAAAACACAGGATGGCGTGATTACACCGGAACGTATGTTACACTTTGGCAGAAATATGACTCGACATATCTATATACCACAAACTATGTAACTGTTGAAGCATACAAATCAGCAGCAAATATTTACTATAGAATTACGTTAGTAGACGCAGCAACAGACACAACTACCTTCCCGGATGGTTCAGCATCGGCATTAGATAACGTTGATGGCACCTTAACAGCCACAATGACTATTAAACCACCTGCAACTACGTATATTTCAAACACATGGGGAACTCCAACTATGAGTTCAACTGCATGGTCAGGTAGTTAATAATTCAAGCGTTGCATTGAAATTAGTAAAGGGCTTAACGGCCCTTTACTTTTGACTCAACTTCCTGTATAATAAGTAACACTATGAATACTGAACAACTTGTAGAAACAGTTCGCCGTCGTTTTGATCACGATGCTGCCAAACGTGTGCTTAAAGAAAAGTACGAAGCAAAGATGCTTTTTGCGCATGCTGGCGGAATGTGGCGAGCAGGTCCAGAACTACTAAAAACATTAGATATTTGCTTCGAAGAGGAATGTGTATTATTAGATGAATACGGTAATCCTGTAAAAGTAAATGTTAGAGATTTAGAGCTATTAGCACAACAGCGTTGGCAAGAACAGATGAATGGGTGGCTAAATGAATTTCAAGAACTCGGCCGTCAAAGGTAAGTTTACTCCAAATAATAAAAATAAATTTTTAGGAAAGAAAGATCCAATTTATCGTAGCCTATGGGAACGTAGATTTATGATGTATTGCGATCGGTCTGAAGCTATTAAATTCTGGGACTCGGAAAGTTTTCATATTCCATATATGCATCCTAAAGAAAAGCGTATGCGTAATTATTATCCAGACTTTTATGTAGATTACATTGACAAATATGGCAATCCACGTAAAAAACTAATTGAGATCAAACCACGCTATCAAATGAAGTGGCATGTTAATAAGGCAAAATGGGCAGCAGCAGAAGAATATTGTGTTAATAACAATATGGAATTTCAAGTATTAACTGAACGGGAGTTATTTTGAAAATTAATAAACGTAAATTGTTTAGGTTTTTAGTTGATGTTGCAGATCGTGTCAACATCTGGTTTACATCTAAACTTAACTTAAACCCAAAACGTCGTGTACTAGAAATTCAACAAGATCTACAGACTACAATGAAAGATCTTGATTCTACGATTGGCAAGGCGTTAGAAATTAAATGACTCGTGGTTTTTTAATATTTGCGTTTAACAATGAAGTGATTGATTATTTAGGACATGCTTTGTGGATTGCTGACCGCATTGAATCTATCTTAAAATTGCCAACAAGTATTGTTACCGATGAAGCAAGTGCTAGCACAAAAGAAAACGTCAAACACAATTTAATTTTAACAGAAGCACTAGCAGGACATCAACGTAATTTTAATATACACAAAGATGGAAACGTTGCTGAATGGAAGAATGTTAATCGTTTCCAAGCATTTGACTTGACTCCATATGACGAAACTGTTGTTATCGATTCAGATTATATTGTTAATAGCGAACAGCTACTTGCTCTATTTGAATCTCCTGAAGATTTTTTAGTACATCGTAAACCATACGATATTACAGATAGAAAAAGTTTCCAACCATACGACTTTTTACCTAAATATTATTTCCCACATTACTGGGCAACCGTTATCTTCTTTAGAAAAACAGAGTTCGCTAAAACAATATTTGATACAATTAAAATGATACGTGAGAATTATGCACATTATTCACGTATCTACAAGTTTAGGTCAAGTCCGTTTAGAAATGACTATGTTGTAAGCATTGCATTAGGCATTGTTTACGGACACCGCATCAATGCTATTCCCGAAATTCCCTGGAATATGCCAATGATTAGTGATAATGCAGAGATTAACCAGTTAGATGCTCGTAAGTTTGAGATAGAATATGTTAAGTATAAAAATCATATCGAACGTCCTGTGCGCATCGTAGTTGATGATCATGATATACATTTTTTAAACAAGTTTTCACTGGAGAAGATGATAAATGGTTGAAGCAGAACGCGGCTATTTGATTGTGGCAGAAAATACAAGCGAAGTTGATTATATTGACTGCGCTCGCGCTCTGGCACGTTCTCTAAAGTATCATACTCCGCAAGCAAAAGTGTGCTTGGTAACTTCATCTGAAGTTACTGATCCAGTATTTGACTTTGTAAAGCCATTGCCATATGGAGATCAGGCATCAGATAGCCAGTGGAAACTTAAAAATGATTGGCAAATTTTTACGGCGAGTCCATTTAGGCAAACAATTAAGCTGGAAGCAGATATGATTATTCCGCATAGTATCTGGCACTGGTGGACAATGTTTGAGCACAAAGACGTTGTATTAACAACAGGCGCACGCAATTATTTGAATCAGCGGTCAAATATGCGACATTATCGTAAAATATTTGATTTAAATGGTTTACCTGATGTTTATAACGCCATTACTTATTGGCGCCTAAGTAGAACAGCACAACAGTTCTTTAATTTAGTCAGAAATATTTTTGAAAATTGGCCAGCTTTTCAAGCAACAATCAAAGGTGGAAGTGATGATCCAGGAACAACCGATGTTGTATATGCACTTGCTGCGCAAATTATTGGTGTGGAAAATGTAACATTACCACCATCAGTCAGTTACCCAAGTTTAATTCACATGAAGGGAAAAATTAATGGATTACTACAAGAAGATTGGACACGAGAATTAATTTGGGAATTAGATGGTTCCAATATCAGAATTAACACAGTTGACCAAGAATATCCGTTCCATTATAATATTAAAGAATTTAGTAAAATAGTAAACAAACATTATGACACACTTTTGGGAAGCACTCGATCAGGTTGATCAAAATCAGAAGCTGATTGAATTAGAATATCGCTTGTATTATGATGATCAATCTGGGACTCCTTTATTTTATACTACACAAGACGAACCGGGAGTGTACATTGTGATTGATAAAAAAACATATAATGAATCTCGATATGACATCTGCATAAAAAATAACAAGATTGTGTATATCAGACACGAATCGATTGGAAAACTGGTTCCTGGAGACAGTGGTTTTCCAACACATCCCAAAGATGTGACCATTGTATCAAACACAACTAAATCAATATACTGGAAGAACAAAACATATGAACTTGATTGATATCGCCGATTTGGACGTCGTATACCTGAGCTATGACGAGCCACAGAAAGAAGAATTTTGGGTAAAAATTAAAAACATGGTGCCCTGGGCAGTTCGTGTTGACGGAGTAAAAGGATCAGATGCAGCACACAAAGCAGCAGCAGAAGCAAGCACAACAGAACGTTTTGTGCTTATTGATGGTGACAATTTGCCAAACCCAGAATTTTTCAATCTGCAATTGGAAATGAAAACACCTGAATATGAGAAAGCTGTATTTCGTTGGAGGGCAGTTAATCATATTAATGGACTCATGTACGGTAACGGTGGACTAAGTTGCTGGACACGTGAGTTTATTATGAATATGAAAACTCACGAAGCATCTGACGGTTCTGCTGATACAAATGTTGAGTTTTGTTTTGATCCATTGTATTGGCCAATGCACGACTGTTATTCTACAACATACCCAAATGGATCAGCATTTCATGCTTGGAGAGCAGGCTTTAGAGAAGGTGTTAAAATGTGTTTAGACCGCGGACGCAAACCAACAGAAACAGAATTTAAAGATGCTGTTCACAAGCGTAACATGGATCATTTAACGGTATGGCAGAACGTTGGTCGTGATGTAGAGTTTGGCGAATATGCCATTCTTGGCGCAAGAATGGGAACGTGCATGACTATGCTTTCGGATTGGGATCATACTGAAGTACAGTGGTTTGACAATTTAGAGCGTATTTTCGACGAACAAGTACACACAGATCAAATTGCAGAACAAAGCGAATATTATGGACATGCATTGCAAGAACGTTTAGACTTGCCTGTTATGTATATGGACGAAACAACAAGTAAATTCTTCAAACACCATTATCGTAGTAACTGGTACAACATGGGCGCCACTGTGCGCGAAATAGATGTTATCCATTGATGACAGGAAATAAAAATTATTATGCTCCTACAACAATTGACTAATTACATCGAAACATATAAAATGAGAAAACTTTAATGTCATATTCAGTATATCAACACTGGGATCCTTTGAAATATTGCATGGTAGGGAAGACTTACCCACCAGAGTTTTATTCTTGGATTGAAAATACCCAAACACGGGGTATTTTTGAAAAATTAGCAGAAGAAACAGAAGAAGATTACCAAAACTTAATTAAATTACTAGAAGGCAAGTTCGGTGTACGAACTGTGCGTCCAGAATTTCCAGAAAATATGAATGAACTTTATATTGATGGTAAGTGGGTGCAGCCACCGACCGCACCTCGTGATTACTTTATCATGATTGGGGACAAATTTTGGGTACCCAAAATACCCAATGGCAGTCATGCCTGGTCAGTTTTTTACAGACAAAATAAACAAGAATACTGGCCAGATTATGTTCGTCCATTAGATTTCTATAATGACTGGCCACAATTTGCTGATGAAGTCCGTGCGAAATTTGAACAATTTCAAAAATTTGATCAGAATCATCTGGATGCCAAATTAAAATTCTATGATCATATTTTTGATGATTTAAGAAATAACAGTAATACTATTGAGTATACTGATCTAGATTTTATCAATGGATGCTTTGTTAGCCGACTGGGACAAGACTTGATGTTTGCAACACAAACATTTCATGATGATAAGAAAACATTGCTCGATCAGGTTAACGAGTATTTCCCTAATACCACTAATAAGATCGTAAATGCAGGTGGTCACGGTGACGCTGTATATTGTCCAGTAACACCTGGTTTAATTATTAGTTTACATGATATTCCAACATATAAAGATACCTTCCCAGATTGGGAAGTTGTATATTTGCCAGATTCAAATTACGCTCATATGCGTGAATTTGAATTTTCAATGAAGCGCAATAAAGGTCGTTGGTTCTTTCCAGGTTTTGAAAAAGATCCTAACATGACAGCAATGGTAGACCATTATTTTGATGAATGGGTTGGGGAAGTACATGAAACTGTATTTGATGTAAACATGCTAGTGATAGATCAAAAGAATGTAATTGTATCAGCACATAATGACCAAGTTGAAGAGGCATGCGCAAGACACGGAGTTGAGGTCCATGTATCGCCATTTAGACACAAATATTTTTGGGATGCTGGTATTCACTGTATTACGAATGATTTACATCGTGATGGATCAGGCCCCAACAAATATCTCTGATATACCATTATGCAAAACAAAGGTGATGAGGTAGACAAGGATTTTAAATCAAAGTTCTTATCTGATGCTGAAATAGCACAACAAAAGCTAGATACTGTGAGTCCGAGCTTTTGTTTGGCTAAATGGAAACAAGTTTCATTACATCTAACTAATGGCATGAATAACTCATGTTATCATCCGCCATTGCATAAAATTCCTGTAGATGAACTTACTGGAAATCCCAGTAAGTTGCATAACACCGATTATAAAAAACTACAACGCAAACACATGATGGAGGGGAGGAGACCCGAGGAGTGCTTTTATTGCTGGGCAATGGAAGACAACGGAAAACTTTCTGATAGACACTACCGTTCGGGAGAACCGTGGGCTATTGAAAAGTTTGATGAGGTTGTGTCTGACCCAATGGCAGACACTAATCCTGCGTATGTTGAAGTGAACTTCAACTCTGCTTGTAATTTAGAGTGTAGTTATTGTTCACCTCAATTTAGCAGCTCGTGGATGCGTCAAGCAAAAGAATATGGCGCCTATCCTACAAGCCAACCGCACAACGATCCTGCTTATTTCCAAGGCGACCGTAGACCTATTCCGCATTCTGAATATAACCCGTATGTAGAAGCATTCTGGGAATGGTGGCCAGAATTATATAAAGACCTAAAACACTTCCGTATGACTGGTGGCGAACCTTTAATGGATAAAAATACATATCGCGTATTTGATTATGTATTAGAAAATCCAAAACCTGACTTGCATATTAACGTGACATCTAACTTATCTGTAGAACAGAAACTATGGAACAAGTATCTAGATTATGTTAAGCGTATTTGCAATGATGGCGAAAATGTTGAGCATTTTATGCAGTACGTGTCACTTGACGGATTCGGAAAGCAAGCAGAATATATGCGAGCAGGGCTAAATTTTGATTTAATGTGGGATCGGGTTAATCAATTTTTAACAGAAGTACCGTATAGAAGTAGTCTAACGTTTATCATCACTATGAATAACTTATCGATTACCAGTCTGGATAAACTCATTCCTGCTATACACGGATTAAGGCAGGTTTACTCAGACACATATCAGCGTGTGTGGTTTGATACCCCTGTATTACACACGCCCAATTGGCAAAGTATGCGTTTACTCCCAGATATGTATGCAGATAGATTGGAAGAATTGATGACCTGGATGATCGAGCATTGTGAAACTCCAGATACACGGTTTAAAGGGTTTAAAGATTACGAAATTAATCGAATGGATAGAGATATCGCATGGATGCGCCAGCCTGCTGAAAATCTAGAACAAAATAAGGCAGATTTTTATCGTTTCTTCAACGAATACGACAGACGACACGAGTTTAATTTTTTGAAAACTTTTCCAGAAATGTCTACCTGGTGGAACGAGTGCAAATATTTTGCACAACAATCACAGTCTAATTAAGTAAAACATATGAGTAAATTGCGTAAACCAGGTCGAGAAACGGATCTTGAAATTAAAAAATGGATAGATGAGTTCAGTACAAGTTTTTGTGCGGCTAAATGGTATAATGCTACCATTTGGTTAGGATCTGGTATGACCACGAGTTGTCATCATCCACTTCCGCATCATGTGAGTGTTGATGAAGTAACTGCTAATCCGAAGGCGCTACACAATACACGCAAAAAGAAAGATGAACGCCGTATGATGCAGCATTCAGAACGTCCGGCGGGTTGTGAATATTGCTGGAAAATTGAAGATATCGGCCGCGACAACATTTCAGATCGTGTTTATAAAACTGTGATCTACGATGAGTGGGATGTTGTTACAGCAATGGCAGCAAATCCTGAAACAGATATTGACTTAAAAACATTAGAAATTGCATTTGACAGGACGTGTCAATTTTCGTGTTCATACTGCAATCCAGCATTCAGTACAAGTTGGGTAACGGATTTGAAAAAGAACGGACCTTACACAGATCTAATATCAGATGGGCGTAACCATTTCACCCACACACACGATTCAGCACAGTTGTTTAAACCCAAAGAAGAAAATCCCTACGTAGAAGCATTCTTTAAATGGTGGGAATCGGACTTACATAAAACGTTACAAGAATTACGATTAACTGGTGGCGAGCCAATGATGAGCCCGCATACTATGCGACTCATTGATTGGTATATTAATAATGAATCAGAAGTGTCGTTTGCACTTAACTCTAATCTTGGAATCGAAGATGAAAAGATTGATAAGTTAATTGAAGCAAGTCACAACATTAAAGATTTCCAGTTATACACGTCGCAAGAAAGCATGAGTGCTCATGCAGAATATATACGTGATGGGTTAAATTGGGAACAATGGGAGCGTAACGTACATCGTGTTATTACAGAAGGTAGCGTAAATGGATTTCATGTTATGTGTACTATTAATGCGTTGTGTTTAGAATCATTGACTGAGTTTTTGGATTGGATGTTAGAATTAAAAAAGCAATACGGAAAAAATTATCCAACTTTCACATTAAACATATTACGTTTTCCGAGTTTTCAGTCACCGTTGGTGTTGCCAGAAGATCTACGTATGGATTATGCAGATAAATTAGACACTTGGTTAGAAGAACACGCATATAAAAACATACTGTTGCACGAAATGGAAATTAACCAAGTACAGCGGTTAATTGATTATCTGGATGTAGTTAAGACACCGCATTCGGACACATTTGATATGTCAGCATTACACAACGATTTTAAGAAATTTTATGCACAGTATGATCGTCGACGTGGAAAGAGTATAACTGATACATTTGCACACATTGGAGCATGGTATAATGATTTATGAAATTGAGTTGAGTTATTGGATGAACGAAACATACCAACGTTCCCAGCAAAAATTTGAACAACAATTGCGAGAAATTTACAAAGAAGTATACCAGCCTGAAGAAAGAATTATTTTGAAACATACTGGGGATATGTATGTTAAAAAGTCTAATCTTGGACTAGTGTTGCGTAATATACAAACAATTCTTAACGAAGTTGATATCAGCAATGCGTTCGTCATAATAGAATCAACAAATACACATATTGCACATGAATTAACATTATTACAACAAATTAGTCATGATCCAGTGCCAATTTCTTACAAAATTGTAGATGGTGATTTTGAAAGAAAAATTTTACAACTGCATCCATCTAGTAAAAAAGAAGCATACGCATATGGATCAATCAATCCTTTGAAAATTTCACTTGAAAATATTTCTGATAAAGAAAAATATTTACTTACTGATAGCAAAGTATTTTGCATATATCCTTGGATTCATTTACATGCTTATCCAACTGGAGAGGCCATGCCATGTTGTATGGCAGACCCAGCAGGAACAGTAGGAAATTGCAGAGACAATACACTGGAGGAAATTTGGAATTCAAACGCAATGAAAGAATTACGTTTGAACATGTTACGTGATAAAGAAAGTGTTGCTTGCTCCAGATGTTATGAAGAAGAGGGTTATGGCTTCTTTTCTGGAAGACAGAGTGCAAATAAGCATCACGGACATCTAATCGAACGTGTTTTAGAAACACAACCAGATGGAACGTACGAGAAATTTGAACTGGCATATTGGGATATACGATTTAGTAATTTGTGTAATTTGAAATGCCGTAGCTGTGGTCATATTTTCAGTAGTCAATGGTACAAGGATCAAGCCCTTTTGGCAGGTCCAGAATGGGCAAGCAATAATAAACCAAAAGTATATGCTGGTCGTTACGAGACAGACATGCTCGAACAATTGTTAGAACATATTGATTGCGTAGAACAGATTTATTTTGCGGGAGGCGAGCCTCTGGTCATGGAAGAACATTATATTATACTTGACGAACTTATTAAACGCAATATGACTGATGTTAGGTTAATATATAATACAAATTTCACACAAGTCAAACTCAAAGACAAGCATGCGTTTGAACAATGGCAACATTTTTCGAACGTTGCTGTCGGTGCAAGTCTTGATGGAATGGGAAAACATGCAGAATATATTCGTTCAGGAACAAAGTGGCAAGATGTAGAACAGAATAGACAATTAATGATGGAAATGTGTCCCCATGTAGATTTTTATGTTAGTCCTACATTAAGCATTATGAATGCATTACACATCACAGATTTTCATAAAAATTGGGTAGAAAAAGGATTTATTAAGCCACAAGATTTTAATGTTAACATTTTGCAAGATCCTCTGTTCTACCGAATTGATATTGCTACTCCTGCATATAAAGAAAAAATAAGAAAATCGTTCGTGGCACATCTGGAATGGTTAGAGCCTAATGATCATTTACGTAGGGCAACCAATGGATTCATGTCAGCAATAAACATGCTATCGTGTGATAAAACTTATTTGTTACAAAAGTTTTGGGATAAAACACATCAACTGGATGTCATACGTAAAGAAAATATTTTAGATCATATTCCTGAGTTAGAGGCATTATTGTTAAATGAATAATAACGTACTCAAACATATCAGCGAAGATTATAATGTTGTTTTTGCCTGTGTTGTTGATGCAAATATTAGACGTTTGAATTCTATTGTTAAACAAAGCCGCAAAGATTATTATGGTCCTACCGACAGGTTAGTGTTTTTCATACCAGAAGAAAAATATGAAATATCTGATTATGGTGATCATTTGTCCAGAATACAAGAAGCACTAAACATAGCAGATATAAGTAATTGTTTTGTGATAATAGTAAGCAACAGTGCTAACATCGCACAGGAAATTATTGATGTTACACGTGTGATTAGTTATGATCCGACGCCAATGAATTATTTTAAAGATAACAAGATTGTATCGGGCCATCCTTTACAAAAAAAGACATTACACTGCCACGACAAATACAATTTCCCTAACAGTGATGCGTTTTGCGTTTTTCCTTGGATTGGTATAGTGATCACCAGGGATGGAAAATTTCAGGTTTGCTGCGGATCCAATGATACCATTGGGAATTTTAATATACATGAGCATTCTTTAAATGAAGTTTTAGATTCAGATTATATGATGAATTTAAGACAACAATTTGTACAAGGCAAAAAACCGATCGCGTGTTCAAAATGTTGGGATGATGAGCAAAATGGTAAGCCAAGCAAACGATCAGATACTCTGGATAGTGTAGTAACGTATGAAGATATATTATTGGGATCTCGATGGACCAAAGAAAAAAACCAATTGCATATTTTGGATTTAAAATATCACGAAAAGGTTAACTGGGATGAATATCTGAATGGACATCTGGATCATGTTCGGGTTATCGAATTTAGAGGACATGGCAATATTGATATTATTAAAAAAATAATTCAATTGGGCATTGCGTCTGATGTCAAGATTGTTTATAATAGAGTAGAAAGTCTATCAGATGAAGAAAAATCTCTATGGATTTATTTCAAAGAAATAATAGGTGCGAAACCATGAATCTACCACATAACAAATTTTGCATATTGCCTTGGATTAGTTTAGAAACTAGCCCGATTGGAACTGTACGCCCGTGTTGTATGTATGATGGAGAGGTAGTTGACAGCCAATCTGTTAAGTTTGATTTAACTAAAACTAATTTAACAGAAGTACAAAATTCTGAGTATATGTATCAATTGCGAACCGCATTTTTAGAAGGTAAACAGCCTGCAGAATGCCGACGTTGCTGGGCAGAAGAGGACGCCAACAGAACGTCTAAGCGTATGCATACGTTAGACAGATTAAAGGATATACTTAAAGAAGAAACAGAGTGGTCCACTCATCCTAAACCTCTAAAGTTTCTAGATTTAAAATTAGGAAACATTTGTAACATCGCTTGCCGCATTTGCGGATCGTGGAGTTCTTCAACTTACGCTGGCGAAGAACTAAAAGAACTGCCTGTGGCAAAACGCAAAGAAAGTTTTGCTTACACAATGAATCGCAAAGGTGCTTGGCCTAAAAATAGTTTAACATTTTGGGATAGTCTTGCCAACAATTCAGAGAATATTCGTTACTTGGAATTCACTGGCGGCGAACCATTTATGATCGGACCTCATTTTGATTACTTACAACGATTAGTTGACGAAGGATATGCTAAAGACATTGAAATTCATTACAACACAAATGGTACGTTGTTTCCAGAAGAGCACGAAGTCTGGAAGCATTTTAAACATGTTGAGATCGCACTTTCAATCGATGATCTAGGAAGACGTTTTGAATATCAACGTTATGGTGCAGATTGGAAGACAGTTAATAAAAACTTAGACCAATTTAAAAAGCTGCGTGAGCGTTCAGACAATATAACATTACAAGTCTGTTCTACTGTTAATGTCTTTAATGTAATGTATTTAGAAGAACTTGCTAATTGGATTGATATACAAGGGTTTGACTTTGTATATTGGAACATGTTGCATGACGCACCGCAGCATTGTATTACAAGTCTACCAAAAACAGCAAAACTACGTGCAACAGAAAGACTTTTAAGTGCCAATGTAAATTCTAGTCACTATAAAGAATTTAAACAAATTGCGTTTTTTATGAATAGCAAGGATACTGATCCAGAAGTTCTGCGCAAAGATAGTCTGCGTATGGATAAACGTAGAGGGCAGTCTATGCACGATTACTTGCCGGAGTTAGCAGATTGCTTGTATGAGAAAGCCTGATACAAAACCAGAATTCCTGTGTATGGCGCCTTGGACGCACACATATCTATCGCCACAAACAGAGCGCCGTCTCTGTTGTGCATCCAGAGAACCCGCACAAAACTTTACACAATATATTGATATTGAATCAGGCACTGGTGATTACAAACCACGCACACTTGAAGAACACTGGAACTCTAAACAGATACGTGATGTGCGTGTTCAGATGATGAATGGAGAAATACCTGATGAATGTCAGGTATGCAATCATAAGTTATTGAACACAGACGTGTATCGTAGTTATTTTTGGCATTTAACATCTCATCATTACGATCGTATCTGGGAAACCACAGACGAATCGGGTCACACCACAATGCGTCCTGTTTCCTGGGACTATCGTATATCTAATTTGTGTAACTTCAAATGCCGTATGTGTGGAGATATGCTTTCTAGTTCTTGGGAATCAGAACAACGCAAGCACAATATGATTAACTGGAATGACCCCAAAAACAACTGGATGAAGCCAGATATCAAAAAACAAATTCAACAATTCCAGACCGAAACTGCCGCACAGGAGTTATATGATGCCGTTGAAGAAAACCGTGTAGAAGAAATATACTGGGTGGGCGGCGAGCCACTTATGTTTGAAGAACATTGGCGTGTAATGCAACGCATTGTAGAATTAAACCAAGGTCATCGTGTATATGCACGTTATAACACAAACTTATCTCAAGTTGACTACAAAGGGCTGAACTTATACACAGATATTTTGGCACATTTGCGTGATTGGCAAATTTGTGCAAGTATTGATGGCACAGGCAAAGTTGGAGAATATATTCGTACAGGACTAAAGTGGGATCAATGGCTGCAAAATTACAAAGATGCGCAAGCAATACAAACCAATGACCGTCAGATGCGACTGGACTTTACTTTAACATTGCCAGGACTTTTTGAACTAGAAAATATGTTCTGGCTATCTAAGGAATTAAATACACAGTTACTTGCAAAGGTTACCTTTGCATTTAGCCCGGACATTGTAATGAGTCCTCTCTCTTTGCCAAGACACATATTAGGACCGTATGTTTCTTCTGTGTTAGAACGGATCAAACCGCACGCCGACAAACATCAACAGCCGTTGATTGATGTTCTAGAACAACTACTAAATAGGCCCACACTTGCAGAGCAGTGGATAGATGAATATGCGGATGGTATGCGCAAGGGCAAAGAAAGAATTTTAACTCTGGAAAGCATCAGATCACAACCAATTACGATGGACGAAATATTAAAACAGGATATAAGAATATATGAGTGGTGGCAAAATATTAGATAGCGTTGAAATAAAATTACGTAATTATACTACCGGACAATTCCATTCTGTGTTTTTTGATGTGTATGACAACAGCCTGTCTCGTAAATGGTTAGATGCATTTAATAACATACTGAACAATAACCTACATTTAGAAAAAAATTATTGCTTTTTTGGGTTTGCTGATGGTGATCGTAACGGAAACTTCTTAATTGACAAAATTAATCAGGTAATCGAATATATTAATAATAGCAATATTGGATATAAGATTGATGATCACTTCACATTAAGCAATTCACTAACAACTGAAATTTCAGAAAATGATGGAAAAGAAAGAATTGTGGTTGATCACGATCATTTCAATCGACTGCATTTATATTTTGAAGAACTTCAGGGAACTGCACAAGAACCATCACCATATGCGTTAAAGGCCAATGACGAACAACGATGGTATATAAGACAAACCAATCTATTATGTCATGAATTTGAATCTTGGGCACTGAGTTACGGCAAAAAATTCCATATGCCTGAATGGATGCGTCCCAGTCAACTCATGTGCTGGATTAATGCACCCAGATTTGAACTAGATGAGAATGATTTTGATTTATTTGGTATTGATACCATTTCCAGGCCATTGGGTGGTGTATTTGTGGGCGTCAACAAGGCAGTAGGAAAACATCACTGGGAAGTTTTTAATGACGAAGGCAGAGATTCCCGGGTTGGTGAGCTAGTGTCAACCACCCTCAGAGGACAAACGCTTGCTGCTGGTGATTTCGATATTGAATGGGCCAGAGATCCAAGCCATTTCGAATTTATGCAGAAAAAACTACAGGATTTTAGACAGTGGTTAATAGTTAATGGATTTGATCCTGATGATAAAACACTGACTATCGGACACCCACAAATCGGTCAGGTTGATTTACAAAAAAGTTTTAATAGCACAGATTATCAGGATATCTGGAACACTCTCTATAAGTATTTGGACGTATATAGTATTCGTACATCAGATGCTTATGCTGAATATGATTATCACTGGAGCGATCCAGATTTTGTGCAAAGACAGATAGAAGCAATAGGAAAACATTAATGAATATTTTTAAACGACTCTGGAACAAGATTAAACTCGAAATCCGTTACAGAAAGAAACTAAAAGAATTACGTAAGCGCGATCCATTTATCTACAAATGAGTATAGCAATCGCAGGATACGGATTTGTTGGGCATGCTGTTGCTGCTAAGTTTAGCAAGCACATGGACATTATTGTTGTTGATCCTAAAATTGGACTAGAAACCGTAGAGGATTATAACGATGTCGACGGGGTTATTATTTGCGTTAACACACCAAGTGCTGCTGATGGATCGTGCGATTATTCGCATGTAGCACAAGTGTTAACAACCATAGACAGTACTATTCCGGTTGTGATTAAATCAGCAGTTGATGTTAAAGGCGTACTAGATCTAAAACAACAATTTCCCAATCATGAAATCACATATAGCCCAGAGTTTCTTCGCGCTGAAACAGCAGACAGAGATTTTGCTACGCAAGATTATGTTATTCTAGGTGGCGGCAATCAAGATTTTTGGCTTGATATATGGACACTAGCATTTCCGTATATTGAAGCACACTTAATCACCGACATTGAAGCAAGTCTAGTTAAATATGCTGAAAATAGTTTCTTAGCAACTAAAGTAAGTTTCTTTAATCAACTATATGATCTATGTGAAAATGTAGGTGCAGATTTTGAAAGTGTACGGTATAGTTTGTGTAGAGATGAACGCATCGGCCCAGATCATTCGCACGTAACTGCTGAACGTGGCTGGGGAGGACATTGCTTCCCTAAAGATACACGTGCAATGATTAAACAAGCACGCGAAGCTGGAGCACCGTTTACTGTGTTGGAGCAAGCATGCATATACAACAACAAGGTAAGAAATGGGTAACATACTAGGTGTAAGCTGCGGATTTCATGATGCCGGTGTAAGTGTGATTGATCGCAATGGCGATATATTATTCGCTAGCCATTCAGAACGCTACAGCAAACAAAAGCACGATGCTAACCTGTGTGCCGATATACTTAATGATGCTGAAAGTTATGGTGATATTGACACTGTTGCATACTATGAAAATCATTGGCTTAAAAAATTAAGGCAAATCCGCAGTGGCGAACGTGTTTCACAATGGCACTTTAACATTAGAGACGTATTACTTGATCAATTTTCAACACACACCCATTTATTAAATTGCAATTTAACTTATTTCTCACATCACAAATCACATGCAGCAGCGGGATTTCAAACAAGTCCATATACAGATGCAACAGTAGTTGTTATTGATGCAATTGGCGAATTGGATACAATTAGTATATGGCACGCAGAATATAACAAAAAAGGTGTAGCAAAGTATAAACGTCTATGGACTATGCGTTATCCGCAAAGTATTGGACTGTTTTATTCTGCATTTACACAACGTTGTGGATTGCGCCCACTGGACGAAGAATATATTTTAATGGGTATGGTTGGTTGGGGAAAACCCCATTACACAAACGAAATTCTAAAAGAATTTGTAGAAACAATAAATCCACCAAAATTCAAACATAACATGCACATTGGTACAGGTACATTCTTAGATGAAAGTGCTAATTTAGAAAACATTGCTTGCTCAACACAAGAGATTGCCGAGTCAATGATTTACAATATTATGAGCAAAGCTCGACAACTAGGTACTAGTAAGAATCTAGTATATATGGGAGGAGTTGCACTTAATTGTTTGGCAAATCGTAACTTAGGCAACTTTTATGATAATATTTGGATTATGCCTAATCCTGGTGACGCCGGTAGTTCACTTGGTACAGCCGCACTTGCATACGGTAAAAAGTTAAACTGGACTGATGCGTTTTTAGGACACAATATTCCAGGAGAATATCCAGTTAAACAATTGTTAGATGAGTTATTGTCTCGCAAAATTGTAGGCGTAGCAAGCGGTCGTGCTGAGTTTGGCCCTCGTGCATTAGGTACACGATCTTTATTAGCAGATCCAAGAGGCCCAGACATTAAAGATCGTGTAAATGATATTAAGCGTAGACAACGTTTCCGCCCGTTTGCTCCTATTATATTAGAAGAATACGTGCATGAATATTTCGATATGCCGCATGGTTTTGAAAATAGTCCTTACATGCAAGTAGTCGCACGTTGCACTCGTCCAGATGAGTTTCCTGCTATTGTTCATGTTGATGGAACGAGTCGGGTGCAGACAGTTTCTAAAGATAATTCAGGTATTCGCAAATTACTTGAAGCATGGTATAATTTAACAGGTTGTCCAATGTTGTTAAACACAAGTTTAAATATTCGTGGTGAACCAATGGTAAACGATCGCAAGGATGCTGATCGTTTTGAAAAGAAATATGGAGTTACTGTATGCAGCTAAAAAATATTGAGAATAAGATACGCGACATTGCAAGTCATATCAGATCAAATGGATTGGGAATTCACGGAAATCGCAGCACATCTTTGGGATTGTTAATGAGCATCTGGGAAGCAAAGTGCCTAGATTTAGATCATATAGATGTGATCGAGCTAGGAGTGGCGAACGGCAATGGGTTGTTATCATTAATTGAATACACTGAGTTCTATAAAAAAGAGTTTGATATAGATTTTACAATAACTGGATTTGATGTTGGGAGTGGAATGCCTAAACCAGTCGACCATAGAGATCATCCGGAACTTTGGTTACCTGGAGATTTTCGTATTGATATTGACGAATTATTTGAAAAGATTGACAATCGGGCTAATCTTGTGATTGGAGACGTTAATGATACTATCCCAGAATTCTGCCAGAATTTTTCTAGAGTGTTGGGGTTTGTTAGTGTTGATTTAGATCAATATACAAGTACAAAAAATGCATTAGCACTATTTCAAATGGATGCAACAAAATATCTACCTGCTCTACCTTTATATTTTGATGACGTAGAGACCAGTTTTATGTTTAATGATTATTGTGGAGAAGAGTTGGCCATAACAGAATTTAACCAAAAAAATGAATTTAGGAAAATCTGCAAAAAGTCTTCGATATATAATATCCCTAACTTTTATGCATTGCATGTTCTAGATCATCCAATCTGTACCGGAAAACAATTGCCCCCACATCCGTTTTCAATGCAACCGTTTTAAAGATAAGTTTCTAATCCACCGCGACGTCTAATATCTTGGGTGCAACAAGAAATACCACCATCCCAGAAATACTGATGACGCAGCGGAGATACAATAGGATTAATGCCGTGCTTTTCGCAAAACTTGAATACTTCTTTATTTTCAGCAGAAAAAACAACGTTTTGTTCATCTAACACTAAACAGTTAACATCAAACACAGTTTCTTCAATATATCCTAACCAATGGCTTAGATAGTTGTTAACATAGTCACGGAATTGATCAGTTGGTTTATCTCCCTGAAGATACCATGCTTCGTCTAATCGATTTTCTTCTTTAACACGTCCGATCATTTGTGCAGCAATAATAGAACTATCGTTTAGACGTAAGAAATCCCAACCAGGAAACTCTGCTTCTAAGTTAAGGTCATCTGCATGATAAGTGCTAAGAATAACTCCAGGCTTTAAAATTGCAAACACAGCATCGCCGTGACCTTCTGTACGAGCTTCATGAAAACGATAGTCTTGGTCATTTAGTACGTTTTCTTTAATCCAACCGCTTTGCGCCTCGGTTAAAAATTCTGAATTATCAAAAAACACATCTCGACCCACACGCACAATACATGAGGCTGAACCACCATTTAAAATACAGTTTTCATCATACCCGCCTGCTGCTTTATGCGGATTAATTACATTGCCACCTTGAGCTTCATAATCGTTGCAAATATGATCTAATTCGTGCATCTGTAGTACACGCAATAATTTGTCGCCTAATGTAATTTGCCAATCTCTTGGAGTTAATGGTGGTAATGGGGCGCCACCATTCTTTGTTTGCCAGATATAGAATTGGTCTTTGGTGATACAAAGTTCAGGTCTGCGAACAGTAGCCCCGTGTGTTTCACATACCTTTTGTAAATTATCTAAATCCTCTTCTGTTTCTGACAGAACTTTTTGCAATTGATTGCGTACTTGGTCATCTTGAATGAACTCAAAATATTCAGGTGGGTAACAACGACCCACAATAACTTCTTCCAATGGATCCCAGGAAGTATAAGCGTTGATTGGACTACTCATGTATATCCTCTAATAATTTTAGTAATCTGTTTTGTTTGTTCTCTAAGAACAAATTTTGGTTGTGTATTAAATCGTTACGACATGTTCTGTACAAGTCGTTTAACTGTTTGTTATTTAAGTTGATTAAGTCTAAGGTTAAATTAATTGCAGCTTTCCAACGCTTTGAGGTATCAACAATATCGTCATATGAGGCATCAATGATGCCTTCAAACGTCTTATAACCCATTCTTCTTAATAAGCGCAAACTAGAAGGACCGCCAAATATAATAAACGGTTGTGCGTTTTTAATTGGTTTAAATGTTTTTTCGGTTAGGAATGCTCCATAACTTTGATCCACGTCCATGTGTGATTCTAATACAATGTTTAAATAACTGTCATGGAAATGTTCTATTACGCTGCGAGTATGTGTATTATGTTCAGCAGAGGATAAATTATCTGCTTTGAATGGGAGTTCTTTTAAAAATAATCTAGTTAGTTCACGTAGATTACCAAAACTATCTACTTCAATAGGGTTGTCATCCTCTGTTTCGCCTGCGGTAATTTTGTTACCATACCCAAAGTATCCTTCCTGATTATTTCCATGCTCCCATAAACGTGCCATGACATTTGCCCGCCAGTATTTGTGCATTCTAACAAGTGCTGTAAACTTTTTACTACGGTACATGTCGTGATACTGTACTGGGGAAATTTTTCTATTCCGAAAGTTATACAAAAGTTCATCGTCAACAACATGATAGAAATATGGAATATCCCTGCACGCAGAATTTGCGCTTACAAATAGTATTTGCTCTCTAGGAATATTATAGCGAATGCATTGTTGAGTTAAGTGTTCATTGATTAATTCAGGATTATCGCCTTCGCTATAATAAAATAGGACTCGCAGTTTTTGATTTCGTACACGCTTTAAAACTTCTTCAGGAAATAGTGTAAACCAGTCTATAGAGAAGTCAAAAAATGAAAGCGCAATAGGATAAAATGTGTTATTGTTTGTATCTTTAAGTTGAACTAATTCATAGCGAACATTCCAATAATCCATATACTCAAATAGCATAACAGGTTCTGAAAATGGCCAGTTTACACTAAACTGCCTCCACTCGGCGGTATACGGTTGTGCCTGATGTTTTGCCAGATTAGGATAAGGTTTAGCAGCACCCATGGTGCTTTTTCCCATGCGTTCTATATAAAATTTATGTGTAATCATGCTTGAGATGAGTTAGCATTAGCTCAAATTCTTTCCAAAGAATGTGTTCAAATGATCCTTTGTAAAAATGATTATAATTAAATGTTGCGATTGATACACAGTGGTTCCAGATACTTTTTCTTTCTTTTTCTGGTAATTTTTCTATGTTTTCCAATAGTTGTCCGACTTTTTGTAAACGAATCAAATCGTCTTCTTCATCGTCATAACTTTCATCTATCACACTTCCAAATGTTTTAAATCCGTAACTACGCAGATACTCTAAACTGTGTGCTGGTGCCACGAGTATAAATGGCATTTCTAATGCTATTGCTTTAAACGTTTTTTCTGTAATATGCAATCGTTTGCCAAAGTATACGGTTTCTGTAGGGACATAAAACATACTATCTGCAGCGATATTAAAATTATCTAGCCAACAACTGGACATTTTTTGTGTATCTTCTCCAGCGAATGTTATTGGTAATTCTTCGGTTGATAACACACGAGTGATATCTGGGATCTGATCTTGGTATTTTGATGCAATATGTGTAATATCAGTATGCTCAACCGGACAAGTTCGTGGTGCACTGAGATGATTGTTCTGTAAACCACGTTTGAATATTTCGTATAAGAACAACACACGATGGTCTCTATAACCTCCAATAATGCGGTTAGGAGACATAAAGGTTTTTGTTGGTTTTCGTTCTGCGGCCCGTTTGATTAAAAATGATCGGTTGTATCCTCTGTACCAATCGAGAGCAGCCCATCCGTGCCAGAAATAATAATATGATTTCCACCCGTATCTTTGGCGTAACTGATCAACATATTCGCCGCGCTCGCTAACCAGTACACCACCTTGTGCTTTTATCTTCCAATTACCGGGAATCGGCTGAATATCATCATTTCTTCTAACAACGTCATCAAACAAATCTTTATATATTTCAAAGTTTACAGGTTCTTGATCATGTAAAAACAGATAATCACTTTCTAATATAAAGTCTTCACCGCGGTTAAATAAGTTTTCAACACCGGTGTGTCCCGGAGGATCGCAGTAAAACATTCTAACTCCAGGAATATTTTCTTGCATCCAAGGCCAAAATGTATTATCATATAACTCATCAATTCTAATCATAATTTATAATGTTTGACGTATTTTATATAGGACAAAAACCAAATCAATTTGCTCACGAACGTGAAGTAAAGTCTATAGAAGAAGCACAAGAGTTAAGCAGAACCAGGTATTTCTGGATCATACATTACTTATGTGACTATTCTGAGTTTGATTTTCTTTGGGAACCTAAACCCTGGGAAGCACACCAGCGACATGTATTTGCCAGCCAACACCAGAAAGATTCTGGTACCGGTTTATATCCAAAAGCAGGATGGTCAGACACAAATTATCACAATGACATGATAGCCGTTCGCAGAACAGATTATTTAAACTGGGACGATACAACATATACAGACTTCGATTATTCATGGCATCCAGATCCAACAGAAGGACCAATGATATATAAATTTGGTACACAGTGGCAAAAAACTGGAGGTCCTGTGTATATTTGTTCAGGTGCAGATCCTTCCGCTATAAAGTATGTCACGGAACCTCGTGTAAGTAAAATATCAATTGACCCAAATTGGGTGATTCCAGCAGGAGTTGAGCTCGAAGGATTTGATTATACCTGGCATCCAGATAATACAGAGCCACCATACAATTACCAGTTTGGTACACAATGGCAAAAAACTGGCGGACCGTTATATGAAATCAAAGGTGCCAGCGCAACCAAATACGTGACACAAGCAAATGTTAAAAACATTTCTATTGCTAAAGAAGTGTATCTTATTGATCACGGCAACAAAGAAACAGAACAGGTAAAACAACAGCTAGAATCAAAAGGATTGACAGTTAAAAAAATAGCTCGGTTTATATCAAGCTATAAAGGCACATTGCAGCGTATATTATCACGCGAAGAACACGAGTATGTATGGGTATGTTCAAGCGTATGTGACTATTCTAAATTTGATTTCACCTGGCATCCAGAATTATGGCAAGGAACCATGTTACATGTTTTTCCAAGCAATGGCGAAAAGTTTGGCGATACGTTTCTAATTAATATACCAACGTTTAATGTTCGCATTACCAATACTGAATTGCTTGAATGGTACGATACGATCCATTTTGTTGACAATATCGATGTTCCCCGTTGGCATATTCCTGAAGTACACACAGATGGTAATTCAATTGTTGATGCTGTTAAAGAACATACGTTTTTGGAACCTTTAACATTATTTACTGACCGATTCGTTGATAACACTCCAGTTATTCCGTTATGGAGAGAAAAAACACGCACTATTACGCCTCTTTCTACAGGAAATAGTGTAGTAGTAGTGCCTAGAGACGCAAAAACGCATATCTTTGGGGAATTGTATGATTATCCTTATATTGACAAAACATATAGTAGTACGCTAATCGACAAACCACTAGATGTTGTGTTTATTTCTAATGGAGAAAAAATTGCTGAAAAAAACTGGAAGCATCTACAAGAAATAATGCGCGGCAAACCCAATAGAGTAGTACGCAGTGATGGAATCAATGGACGTGTGGAAGCATATCAGGCGGCATTGCGTTTAAGCGAAACACCATGGGCATTTTGTGTGTTTGCTAAACTGACTGTAGATGAAAACTTTGATTGGTCATGGCAACCAGATCGCATGCAAAAGAATAAGCATTATATCTTTCATGCACGAAATCCGGTCAATGGTTTGGAATATGGACACATGGCAATGATTGCATACCACAAAGATTTAACACTACACAATAAAGCACAAGGTCTTGACTTTACACTAGATCAGGAACACGAAGTGGTCCCTGTGTTAAGTGGCATTGCTAACTATGCAGACGATCCATGGACGGCATGGCGTTCAGCATTCCGTGAAGCGATTAAATTGAAGGATTCAGACCCCACAATGGATACACAGTATCGTTTAAAGCAATGGTTAACTAAAGGCGACGGTGCAATTGGAGAATGGAGTAAGCGCGGCGCAGCAGATGGTGTTGCTTACTATGAAAATGTTGATGGAAACTTTGATGAACTTCGCAAAACTTACGAATGGAAATGGTTAAGCGAGTACTTTATTTCCGTGTATAATGTAGAACCCGTTCAGCTATAAACTCTACTTCGTCGCCGGACAAATCAGGATAAAACGGCAAACTTAATACACGTCTAGTTAAACTACTAGCAACACTCATCATGTTTGGCCCTTTATACTTTTCATATTGCTTTAGTTCGTGCAATGGCTTTTCATAATGAATGCGAGTTTCGATACCATCACTTGCTAGCTGAACTCGTATATAATCTCTATTATCAACTTCAATAACAAATTTCTGTAGTCCGTGCGACATAACATCGCTCATAACAACACGAACTGGTGTATCTGAAAAGCGATAGATCCAGTGTTTAGCAATAGCCCGACGCTTATTTTGCCAATCCAACAAGTAGTTCTTACGAACCAATAAGTGTGCTGCTTCTAATTCGCTCATGCGTGCGTTTGTGCCTGCAAATGGAACGTGATGTTTTCCGTGATTAAAGTATCCCTTTAACCATTCATACATAACTTCCGAATTAGTAACAATAGCGCCACCGTTGCCTGTGCTAGGTAAGTTTTTAGTAGGATCAAATGAAATAGTGGTTGCTAACCCTTGATGCCTGCAATCATCTGCTAACCAATGCTGTGCGCCATCCTCAATAAATGGTAGATGCGGATGATTCCAAACTGACTCGCCATATAACCCAACTCCAACAGCAATACCTTCTGTGCTACCATCCACATGTTTGTGCCATTCCACTTGTCCATTACGATTACAATCTAAAAACTCAACATCCCATCCTGAATTAATAAATGCATTAGCAGTAGCAGGAAATGTTAGTGTAGGAATTAACACACGTTTAACAGGAATATAATTAGAACGTTCGTAGTATTTTGCGATTGCTTCTAGTGCAATAGTGCCCGAGTGTGTAGTGATTGCGTACTGGCTATGATTTTTATGTGCTAGCCACTGCTCGAGTTGTTCTGTGTTTTCGCCAGCCATCCATTGCCCACTAGCAAGAACACGGTCGGTTGCTTCTAGTAATTCGTCTTTTAAATAAGCGTGCTGGCGTTCAAGCCCGAAGAAGGGAATTTTGAATCCACTCATAATAAAGCGGGAATCCTTGATCTATGTTAGTACGTGGTTCGTAGTTTAATAACCGGTATGCTTTGTCTGTACTCAGGTATCCACGGGATGGCATACTCATATCACGTTCGCGCACATTAATATCGCCCTTGCCTACAATTGCTCGAACAAGTTCAGCAGCACGTAGGATAGTGTCCTCTTCGCCCCGTGTGATATTAAATGTTTCATTCATAGCAAGTGGATGTGTAGCAGCAAGTACAATACCGTGCGCTACGTCTTCTACAAATGAGAAGTCTAGTTTTTCATTTATACCATTTACATTAAGTGGTTTATCCTGAATGGCGTTCATAAAGAACTTGCTTACTACGCGATCCTCGACATCGCGAGGACCATACACAGCACTTGGACGCACAACAGCATAATCCATATCGTGCTTATCTGCAAAGTGTTTAGTTAATAGTTCGCCTGCGTGTTTGTATGCAGCATAAATGCTTCCAGGCTTACACGGAGTATCTTCAGTGACGCCACCTTCAAAGTCGCCATATACCATAGATGAACTAATATACACAAAACGCTTAACACCTGTATTAACTGACGCAGTTAACAGGTTTTCTAGCCCATCAATCATAGTATGACGAGCCATCAATGGATTAGTGTTCACAATTTTAGCACGTGGAAAACTTGCTAAGTGGATAACAACGTCGGGGTTATGTCGTTCAAAACTCGAGTTAATATGATTGGTACTAGCAATATCCCACGGACACATTGTAGGGTGTCCCATATAATCAATGCGTTCGTCGATTAACTTTTGATGTGCTTTGGGTTCTAGGATACCGTAGGTAGTCCAATTATCTAGGACGATACATTCGTGATCTAAATCTCGAAGTTCTTTGACTACGTGGTGCCCAATAAACCCAGCACCACCTACAACCATTGCTCTCATGTTATCCCCAACGCAAATTAAAATAAGTCGCAGCAGAATCTTCTACTTCTGCTTCTACGCGAATAATATAGTTTAAAACTTCAGCTTGTTCTGAAATACTATAACGTATATCTTTAGAATTGTCAAGAGCCCATTGCCCTTGCTTTGTGCCTTTAAGTTTGCTTTCAACAATCATGCTAGCAACGAGATCGAGATTATCTACATCGCCAACATTAAATTCTAAAATTTTAATGCGTGTCATACTGCCATCGGGGCTTTGATAGGCGGATGGGATTCGTAATTTTGAAGCTGAATATCATCCATTGCAAAGTTGTCGATACGTTTAATATCTGGATTAAGCCATAAAGTTGGCAGAGGTAATGGATCTCTAGATAATTGTTCTTTAACTTGACCTATGTGATTGAGATAGATGTGAGCGTCACCAATGGTATGTACAAATGTACCAGGTGTTAAATCACATACCTGTGCAATTATGTATGTGAGCAAACTATAGCTAGCAATATTAAATGGAACACCTAGGAACATATCTGCTGAACGCTGATACATTTGGCAACTTAATTCGCCATCGTCACTTACATAAAACTGGCTTAACACGTGACATGGCGGAAGTGCCATTTGGTCTAATTCACCAGGATTCCAAGCAGTTAAAATATGTCTGCGTCCAAATGGATCGCGCTTGATACCTTCAATTAAATTTTGAAGTTGATCAATTTCTTGATAATGACCAACTTCTAAATCTGATTCATTGGAATAATTATTAAACTTGCGCCAAGTCCGCCACTGTACGCCATAAACACGACCTAAGTCGCCTGGGCATTGTGCTTTTGGCGCCCAGTAGTTTGCTTCTGCGTTAGCAGTCCAAATAGTTTTCTTTTCTGGATCGCGTGTGCCGTGTAGAATTTCTGCTAGTCTACGTTCATCACCTGACCCTTCGATAAACCATAGCAGTTCTGAAACAACAGCCTTCCATGCTAACCGTTTAGTAGTGACAGCAGGGAAATGCCCACGGATATTATAACGAGTTTGAAGACCAAATATGCTGCGAGTCCCGACACCAGTGCGGTCAGTGCGGTCTTGCCCGCGATCGAGAACTTCTTTAAGAGCGTCATTATATTCCTTCATTGTTTTCTGTTTAATACCTGAAATGTGTGATCATCAAACTTTTCTTCGTGAACAATTTTGAAGTTTTCGTAAATTTTATCTAAGTCAACGTGTGTATCACAATCATAGTCGCCTGGAACACGGGTTAAAAAGATATAATCTAGATCATCAAAAACGCTATTAATTAATCCTGCTCCGCCAATAATCCATGCAGTCGGAGTTGCGTGTAGCATCGACGTGTCATACATATGGATCACATCATTGGGCAATTCCAGATCATCTCTACTGCTAATAACAACATTGCGACGACTTGGTAGTGGGGTTGGCATATCCTTGCTTTCCCAGGTGCCTCTGCCCATAATAACCACGCCATATTTTGTAAGATCTTTGAATCGTTTTAGATCCGCGGAAACTTTTGGCCACGGCATAGCACCATCTTTACCAATTCCACCTTTGTCATCACATGCAAAAATTGCTTTCATAGATTTTTTAAAAAATGTTCAGTGTCAGGTTGAATAATATCAGCAACGGCGTCTAGATCCAAGAAAAAATCTACTTTACGAATATCATCCTGCCACTCAGTAAGTGTTCTAGATATAATTGTTTCAATTTCTTCTGGATCTAGACCATTATCTCTAAGCATTTTAACATTGACTGTTTTTTGCTTAGGGCCAATATCACCATAAAGTTTAATTACAAGACGTTCAATACATTCAACAGGCACATTGGTTTTATCGATGTTATCGATTATGTGTTGCCATCTATCGTAAAAGTCCTCGCTCAGATACATTAATTCTTTTTCTCATGTTAAGTGAGGACTGTTTTTATGCTTTCGCTTTAACAGCAACCTTTTTCTTTGTCGCGGCCTTCTTTTTTGCAGTTGCACGTTTTGGTTTTAATGAAGGATTCATTGCGTATGCTTCTGTTTCTAACCGTTTGCTTTCAGCTAACAAACTTTCTGCTTCGGCAGCCATTTTCTGACTTTGTTGTAACAAATCATTGGCCATACTTTCATCAGTAATTACGCCTGCTTCTGCCGCTGTTTGTTGCACAGTTTCTGCAACTTTTTTAGCAGTTGGGTCAACCAAACCAGCATTGCGGTCCATTTCAGCTAATTTCTCAGCAGCTTCACCACCGGTTGCTAGATCATCTAGAACGCTATTAAGTTCATCTAAACGAATATGACTTTTAGCGTTTGGTGTAATTACTACTTGGTTAGTAGGAATTTTTTTGATCATGCCTTCTTTGTGAAGGGCATGCAGAGTGTTTCTGCCGTCTGGAAGGATCTCTCTGTCTAATGCATCGGCAAGATTTTCTGCCTGTTGTCCACTTGCACTTTCGATACAGTTAATTACTGAATCGTGAAAATGACTTGGGATACTTTCGGTATAAGTAACCAACGCCATATGATCTTCACCTGGAACTTTACGATAAATTACAGCAACCTTACGATCACCATGCTTGCCAATGTGTTTAACAAATGCCATATTTTATTCCTCTGAGGAAGCTGATTCCTCTGTTGTTTCTTCTGCTGCTGCTTCTTCTTGTGGCGCAAGGCTGTTTAAGAAAGTATTCAACTTGTTATAAACACGGCCAATTACTTCCATTTCTTCTGCACGGAATGCTCCGCGTTGTGCAGCAACGGCGATAATCTGGCGCAGTCCAGCTAGATCGCCAACATTTAAGCCAACTGCGTCTGCGTTGGCTGCTTCGGTAGTTTCGGTAGTTTCGATATTGTTTTCTTCGCTCATTTATATCTCCTGATGTTTTAATTTTAGCGTGTGTGTATTTAATAGTGTATATGAACCCAATAAAATTTTTAAAAGGTATCATTACGATAATTTCTGTATTTAGATAAGAATGATAAAGTGAAGTAAGTTGCTTCGGCAGATTCTTCAAATCCTGCATATACTTTGGACAGTAACTTATTTCCTTGCCTCACGGCACATGTAACAATAGCATACCTCCCAATGGTATTATCTTGTATCCACTGTTCGGCTTCACCGTGCATAAAAATATCTATATTATCGATACTAATACGAGTAAAATGAACAGGCATCCAATCCACCTTGCGTGTTTCAAACCATTCTCGCGGATCAATTTTCATTAAACTTAATGCCTGGTTGAATCATCATAATAAACCGTGATACCAAATGGTGCTTCCACATCACGAGTGCCGTGTACGATCCAAAGTGTGTCGCAGTAATCAGGATCTCCCCAACTACCCCAAGGATAGCCGTCTGTGAATACAACAAGACGTTGTGGTTCGATAGCTTCTCGCTTTAGGTAATTAAAGATAGCAGTAAAGTCTGTGCCACCGTATCCTTGGATATCGTAATCTTCTACATTATCCAGTGTTTCTGAACTGTAAGTTACAGGATTGTATACATCGGTGTCAAATGTGAACAAATGCAAGCGAAACTGTTCAAATTCTTCCATGATGCCACGGATCTCAGACAGGAAATCACGCAACATGGTCTCTGAAATGGATCCTGATGTGTCGATAGCGACTACAACATCGGTTGTTTCACCATTAATCATGCCTGGCATTACTGAATCCATATGCCAAGTTTTGCGACCAGGACGCATCCAACTAAAATCAGTTTTAATAGTTGACTGGATGTGTTGTCGTAATAGTTCGCGCCAGTTCATTTTTGGTTCGGTAAACGATTTAATTAAACGTTTTACCCCGGCAGGAGTATTACCAGCACCTGCTTGTTCGGCAGCACTTAACATTGCTTCTTTGAGTTCTTCGCGAATTAAATCGCGTTCTTCTTTGCTCAGCTTGGGTTTACTTTTCCCATTGCCGTCTTCGCCTTCAGAATCACCGTCTAGATGTTCGTCGATCATTTGCTCTAACAGTTTGTTAATATCAATTTTTTCAGCGTTTTCGTAGAGCTTATCGTAAATTTCTTCGGAACACATACCATCAAATTGCGGATCGTATAAACAAGGAACAGTAGTAATACGAGTACCAACCTTAGATTTAATTAAATCTGAATTTACTGCGTAATCGTCTGCAACGTTCCAGAGTTGCGGATCACGATCGCCACGGCGACCAAAGTGGTCATAGCAACAATGCAATACTTCGTGTCCAAAAAGAAATTCTAGCTCTTTGGGTTTGAGCATTTCTACAAAACGACTGTTATAGTAAAAATTGCGACCATCAGTGGCGGCAGTAGGGCACCAATCGTCTGCATTTTTTAATTGCAAACGAGTCGCCATATTACCAAAAAAAGGACTGTTAAGAAGTAGTCCCACACGAGCACCAATAAGTTTTTCACGGCTGGAACGATCAACAGCAGGATCGGTAGATCCAATTAAATTATCAAATTTTTTGCTTTCATTGTTTTGCGTTGTGTTACCAGAGGCCATAGATAAATTCCTTTATGCTTAACTAATGTAGGTATTATACTTGGATCTGAAACAGAAGTCAACTTGGTCCAGATCCCTCTAATTTTTCGAATACATTATGAAATTGTATATCTAAATTATATTGATATTTCCCTGATATTTCAAATAATCGATTTTGATTATGTTCTAATATATCCTCTGCTGCCAGATAAAATTCTCTTGTTCCATTTTTGATAATATCAGCAAGAGATTCAAGAAGTAAATCTATGCGATTATCGATATTATACTCTTTGTCGTACTTTTCGTTAATAAGAGAATCAAATGTTTTAAATCCTAGATTTTTAAGATATTCTAAAAAACCACAATTGGACACCATCAAGAATGGAGTTTTTGTGATAATTGGTTTCATAGTCTTTTCTGTGAAAAAATACCCATCTTTATAACAAGTCTCTGGTACAATTTCAATATTTGCATTCAGATATAAATCCATGCTGGCATGACCATCGTTCCAATTGTTTTCCCCTCGCATTTGCCCGTTCCAGTTATTTCTAGCTTGAGGCCCATTATTGTGGAAAACACAAATTCCTTTATTGTCAAAAAACTCTTTTGATTCAAGTTTTTTGTATAACTTATATCTATGCGGTCTAGTTTTTCTAAGTATAGTTGTGACTAAAAAATCTTTCGCTAATGGTGATTTTGCAACAGTTGCATTGGTGATTCTGCTATACATCTGAAAAAATTGACTGTTAAAATATTCTATAGAAATATTTTTTAAATTGTTGATCCAGTGCCTATCTGATGGCAAAGCGTCAACAAAGATATGCAAAGAATTGGCGTTAATATATTCATCGATTTTAATGATTTCTTTTTTAAATTCATCAGAATTTAAATTAACAAACGAATCCATATCTTGAAAAACAATGGTGCTTCCGTGTTCCAGAAAATCTATAAAATTCTTTCTGGATGGGGCAAATGATATAAAAGAAAATAACACATCGACTGTAATTATTAACACAGTTGATGTGTTAAACAGATCTTCTGGTATAATGTAAGCACCACCAAATTCATTAAAATTATCGTCGTAAAACGAACGTGTACTGTATGCAATATTATTAAAGTCTAGATATTCATCAATAGCTGATGAATTACTTTTTGTATTGTCAAATATTATTCTAAGTGCCATTTATATTAGTTATTAGCATTTAGGATGTATTTGCCATATTTTTCATGGAATTTGTCAAAATTCTTGAGCTTGGTGGGCTTAAAAGGCAACTCATATGTAGTAAGTGCCACACGAGCACCCATTACAACTAGTTCTACTTCAAAGTTGTCCATCATAAAACCAAAGAAGTTGTCGGCCATAGTATGGAAATCTTTCTCGTTTACACCCTTTTCTACAGCATCTTTGAGCTCGTAGCACATAGAAGTTACTAGTGAGTACATTGCTGAAACTTCTTTGGTTTCAAGCTCTTTAATCTTACCAGCAAGGATGTCTTCTGGCTTAGGTAGTTTTCCTGCTACTTTGCGATGCGCCATAAACTTGAGCGCAAGTCCTTCACCAACTGCGCCAGATACCAAATTGGTCATAGTCTTTTCGTCCGGATCATCTTCAAGCAGTTCTGACACAAACGTCCAAGAACGTGGAGTAGCAAACGCACGTGAACTTGACTTAGAGTCAAAGTCATACAAGTCCTGTTTAGCAAATGAAATGTAACCGACAACGTCCTTGTGGATTTTGTTCTCCACCGCCCAATCTAACCAAGACTCGTAATCTACCTTCATTTCGAAGTGTACAAAACGATTGCTCAGTGGCATAGGCATACGATAAGTTACGCCCTTGTCACTTTCGCGGTTACCAGCTGCGACAATCACAACATTATCTGGCAAACGATAGTTGCCAATGCGACGATTGAGTACAAGCTGGTAAGCCGCTGCCATAACACTCGGTGCACCCGAGTTACACTCATCAAGGAATAGTACAATAACAGGGTATTGACTGGCTAGTTCTTCTGTAGGAAGATCAATTGGTGCAGCCCAATCCATTTTGTTAATTTCTTTATTGTAGAATGGGATACCGCGTAAATCAGTGGGTTCCATCTGACTCAAACGCATATCAATCATGTAGCCATTAAGCTCATCAGTAATTTCTTCAACAAGCTCTGACTTACCAATGCCTGGAGGACCCCATAAAAATACTGGACGCTTCTTATTGAAGCAATGCATGATGGAGGTTTTGACCTCTTTGGCGGAAAGTGTGCGTCCTTCGGACATATCGTACTCCTTGTCTGTGTGTAATAAGTGTAAGTGCCTGGAAAGTGCTATGTACTTGTTAACTTACTCTAGTATTATACGGGAACAGACGAGCGGCGTCAACACTTTCTTGTTGATTTTAGTGTTGTATTTTTACAACATTAATGCGCTAGATCATTGAATAAAGCAGTTTTTCTGCTACTGTATCACCATAGTTTTTCTTTAGATCGCGCTTGATACCACCCCAGTCTGCCCATATTGGATAGCGAGCAATAGTATTGTTTTTAATAATACAACGAAGTTTATCGCGGCTGACAGCGTGAAATTCGTTGTTATGCTGGGCTTCTGCCAAGACGGCATCCCAACCACGGTTAAAAACGGTGGCAAAATCATAATTCATTTTAAATAGATCCTCCTAGGTTAAAAGAATATTAACAACGCTATTTACTTTAATTTGACCAGAAAGGGTTGATAAGTACCAAATTATTTTGTATAATAATATACATAGTTTAGGATTTTTTAATATTCTATATAAATAAATTAACTTTTTGTCTACACTTTGATTTATATCGGGGTGTGGATTTTTTTATTCTTATAAGGATGTAAAAACAATGGAAGCGAAAATGTGGAACGCTCAAGGTTGGGAAACAATTGATAACAAAACTGATTCTCAGCTCGAAAGCGAGTTTTCTAGTATGTTAAATGAATCAGGATTTAATGTCCTAAATTATGTTGAACATACTTTTGAGCCATTTGGCTGGACAGCACTATGGCTTTTGAGCGAGTCGCATTTTGCGATTCACACGTTCCCCGAAGAAAACAAATTCTACTGGGAATTAAGTTCATGTATTGAACAAAAATATATTGATTTCATCAGAGCAAAAGGAGCACACGATGGCGTTTGAATATTGGGGTTATCATGTAATGCTTGACTGC